ATGAGCGTAAACAGCTACAGACTTAATCAGTTAATTAATAATGGCACAGTAATAGAGGTTAAAGCATTGCCTGAATATCCGCTATATGTGGTAGGGAAATCCTATTGGTGCGGTTACTGGCAAAAGTTTTATACGGTTCTTGACGTTGATTATCAAAAATGTGGCAGATATAAACATCTGAAATCAGTTACAATCCGTTGGGAAGACGGAGAAACCGGAAAACACTGTACTTCACTTGACAGCTTAAGAGACTACGAGTTAACGCTAACAACATAGAATATCCATTTTATTAAGAAAGAGAGGTCATAATATGAAGAAACTTTTTGAGATTTATACAGAAAGCAACACAATTAACCTAGAAGAGATTCAAAACTTTATTGAAGAAACATCAACAGCTAGCAATGGTTGTAGTTTTGATGAAATAGCTAGATTAGTCTATCAGAATGAGAACGGTAAAAATACTCTTGTCGAGTGCCAAGTTCCAACAAAAGACGGAATTGAAAACGGTATGACCGAAATTGAATTAACGGCATATGAGTTTGAAGGAGAATTTGAAGATTATACAGCGGAATATGAGGTCATGAGTAAAACTTTCGATCTTAAATGGGAGACTTTGGAAAGTCAGATGTTAGAAATGGCTATTACAGAGTAAATAAAACGATTATTTTATAAGGAGGTTCTTTTTATGAAAGAATATAATGTAGATATAAAACCATACGCCTTGAATTTGATGGAGTATAACAGAATTGAAAATGAAAAATATGAATTACTCCTTAAGTACGGGTACACCTTTAAAAATCCATTAGAAGCAAAATCTCGATTAATGGAGAATGAAGAAGATTATAAGTCATATCAAACTTTGTTAAGACAATCAGAAATAAACGGTAACGAATGGAATGTCATAATTATGGATCTTTATAGATTAGGATATAACAATAGCCAGTTACCAAGCAGAGGGGAATTAGATAATTTTATTAATTGGCACGAGCGACTAAAAGCCAACTAAACTATTCTTTGCTTGGGAAGGATTAAGGTGGCGACATGACAAATAAAGACAGAGAAAAAATTATAGAAAACGCTATTCGAGAATATAAGAATAGCGAATCAAAAAAGAATATTGAAAACGCATTAAATATGATGGAGAATGTCTATACCATGTGTTCATTATGGAGTGTCAAAGGTATTGAACAGTTAAGACAAACGATATTTGAAGCAGAAAATAAGCTAAAGCGAATGTAATATTTTATCCCTAGTTTGAAGCCATTAGATTAAATTCTAGTGGCTTTTATAGTGGGAATAAAATATTTAAAAATGGAGGTAATGACAATGTCAAATTATTATGATTACAGAGAAGTAAAGGTCATGATAGCGCATAGATTAATGGCTTTAGACGGTTGGAAGGTTTACGATTATTCTCCGGATCAATCGGACAGCATGACAGATTATTACTGCCCAGCAACATGGGGCGGAGTCGCAGAAAAGAACGGCCATGTTCTTTGCGTTGATGTTTACGGAGCCAGAGAATCGCAGGAAATAAGAAAGTATAATTATACCGGGTTTTCCTATGATAACAGCATAACAGACAAAATAAAGAAGTTGGAAGCTATGACCGTTGAGCGTGGCGCGTCAGAATCAGAAGAGTCAAGCGCAAAGATGATGATTGAACGCTTACAGAAAAAGGCAGAAGCATCAACCGAAAGTCAAGAAAAATATGTTGTTACCGGAGTCATCCCAGGGCATCAGGCACATCCTACAAGATGTAACTGGCATATTGAAAAAGACGGAATTATCATAGCAAAAGGTAACGGAATCTTAAAATATTCCGGAGTATATTATAAGCAGGACTATAAAAAAAGAACAGAAGAAGAAATCAGAGAACAAATTAGAAGAACAAACAGCGGTTGTAGTTGGTTCAATGATGAAGAGTTAGAAAAATCTGTCAAATATCAGTTAGAAGAACAGGCAGAAGCATTAAAGTTAAAAGCCGATTTTGACAAATTTATTAATAAGTTAGATACCACCTGCGGTGGACTTCTTGGAGAGGGAGACGGTTTCATTTATGAAAAAGTAACCGTTACAGAATACAAAAAGGAAAACAAAGCAGTTGAAACAGCAAGCGGAGAAGTTAAGGACGGACAATGCTTTATTCTTAAAGGAAGTTTTAATCATAATTGTTATAGGGGACTCGTTTACCGTATTCATGAGAACAAGACCGAAAGAGGATCATATTTCACAGCCTACAAACTAAACGGAAAATTGACAAAAGAATGCACCGGATCAGCTAGTCAAAATAACCGTTGGGGAACCTTTGGAGATAAGTTCCTTAAATGGGTAGAACAAGGACTTATTTCTTTCTGTGAAATACAGGAAGTAAAAGTACCTTATGAAGTAGAAAAGGTAGCCAAAAAGAAAGTTAATGCATCAAAAAGTACCAGAGTCGAAGAAACGGAGGAACAACAGAAGAAAGAAACCGGCAGCTATAACTATACCTATGAGATATTAGAAGATATCGACACGAGAGATAATTCTAATATATGGATCGTAAAAGTAAAAGAATCTTTAAGTCGTGAGGAATACAAGGAATTAAATAAGTATATGGGAGATATTGGCGGATATTATTCACGATTTAAACATGGATTTATATTCAAAGAGAATCCAAGTGATTTATTGAATAACGAAGCAGCCGCAAAGGCCGATGATCCAATAGAAGGTAACCCGGAAGAAAACAGGGAATCAGACAAACAGAAACCCGCTATTGAATTCGATATTACGGAAGATAAGAGCCCATCAGGAAAGATTATCTATTTGGTAAAAATCAAGAGTGACTTATCAAAAGATGATTTTTCAGAAGTCAAACGAGAACTTGCAAAAATACAAGGATATCATAGCAGTTTAAAGGACGGTTTCATTTTTAAATATGATCCAACAGAAAAACTAATTGTATAGGAGAGGAAAACAATGTTTACATCAAATGCAGATTTTTACCCAACGCCAGGGCATCTTATTGAAAAGATGCTCTATTCTTTGGACTTTAACAGGATCAAAAGTATTTTAGAGCCAGAGGCTGGCAAGGGTGACATAATAGAAAAGATAAAGAAAAAAGAGGGCTGTATGTCTGACCGTTGGTCAAAGTTTTCTTTTGATATTGACTGTATAGAACAAGATGAAATTTTGCGACACATCCTTAAAGGCAAAGGCTATCGGCTTGTACACAATGATTTCTTGACCTATGACACGATGAAGGAATACGACATTATTATTATGAATCCTCCTTTTTCTAATGGCTGTAAACACCTTTTAAAAGCCTTAGAGATGCAGAAGAGAAACGGCGGTGCAATAGTATGTCTTCTTAATGCTGAAACGCTTAGAAATCAGTGTAGCAATGACAGGGTAACTCTTGCTAGGTTGTTAGAGGAATACGATGCAGAGATAGAGTATATAGAAAATGCTTTCGCCGATGCAGTACGAAAGACCGATGTTGAAATAGCATTAATTAAGGTGCAGCTCCCAGAAGTAAAAAGACAATCTTTTATCTTTGATGGGCTTAAGAAAGCGCAGGAACAACGAGAATATGAACAAGCAGAAAGTATGTATCTTGCAGAAAATGATCTGTTTAAGTCTATTGTAAGTCAATATAATTTAGAGGTGGAAGCAGGTATTAAACTGATTAAGGAATATAACGCTATGTACCCTTTGATTATGACTTCTTTTGGAAAAGACGAAGAGACGGGAGAAACGGTACAGAAGGGCGGTTGCATACTAAACCTTGACTTATCGACTAATAAAGATAAGTACAGTAATAAATTATCGGTAAATGGCTTTATTAGAGAAGTGCGTGGAAAGTACCGGACAGCATTATTTCATAATGAAAAATTCATAGGACAGCTAACGGAAAACTTACAACAAGATTTTTATAATAGGCTTGAAGATTTAAAAGACTATGATTTTTCTTTATATAACATTTATGAATTGAAAATAGAGATGCAGAAGAAAGTCGTTTCTGGAGTAGAGGAAACTATTATATCTTTATTTGATGAATTAAGTCATAAGTATTATTGGGATAAAGACACATCAAGCAATATTCATTATTATAATGGTTGGAAGACAAACAAAAGTTGGTTCATTAATGAAAAGGTCATAATACCCCTTTCAAGTTGGGATTCAATATGGAATCAGTTTAGAATAAACGATTATAAGATCGTAAGAAAATTACAGGATATCGAAAAGTGCTTCAATTATCTTGACGGTGGATTAACTGATGCTATTGACTTAAAAGAAACATTGGAATTCTCACAGGAGTACGGTGAGACAAGGAATATCACTCTAAAGTATTTCAACATAACATTTTATAAAAAGGGAACCTGCCATATTACATTTACTAATCCAGAACTATTAAAGAAGTTCAATATTTTCGGTTCACAGAAAAAAGGCTGGCTTCCTCCTTCTTATGGTAAGAAGCAGTACAAGGACATGACATCAGAAGAAAAGGCTGTAGTAAACGAATTTGAGGGCGAGAAAGAGTATAGCAAGGTAATGAGTGACACTAAGTATTATCTATTCGACGGAAACAGCAGTATAAACTTATTAGAAGACAAGACAGCATAAAAGCGGATAAAAAGTAAGTTTCATTTGATGAATGGAGGAAAATAAAATGATTTCAAATTTATCTCAATTAAAGAAAGCAATTAACAATGGGGCAATGTTCAAAATAATTAAACACTACATTAAGCCAGAATATGCTGGACAGATAAGAAAGCCAAACAAAATTCAGACCAATGGATTATACTCTATTGTTCCAGGCGAACCAGATAACCTAGTAACCAAAGCAAATGGTGGAAGAGGTTCATGGATAGAATATGGTAAAGCAAGTGATTGGACTTTTGAAAATGGAATCTGTACACAATACTGTCATGGTAGGGCTGTATGGGAAATTACAATTGTAGAATAGAATAAAATGCACGTTTCCTTTGGATGAGTATGTAGAATTCTGTAATATTTGTTTAATAGTATTGTAAGTAGCAACATTTTATTATAATATAACGTTAAGACTTTATTATAATATGTTTTAGGAGATTCAATATATGATTGAAAAGATAACTTTAAATAAATTACAGAAGAATTTAGATTTTTTTCATAAAATGTATGACGTGGTACGACTTATAGATCCCATTAATAAAAGAGTAATAGAATACCGTAGCAATGGTACAGAGCAGACAAACGAAATTTGCTACTCTTATTGGGTAAGTGGACAGATTTGTGAAAACTGCGTTTCAATGAGAGCACATCGTGAACAGAAGAGTTTTATAAAATTAGAGCATAGCCCAAAGGCAGTTATACTGGTTACAGCCATACCGATAGATTCAGTCCAAGAACCCGTAGTTTTGGAGCTATTTAAAAATGCAACAGATACTATGATGATTGGCTCAGGCGAGTATAGCAAAGGAGAGGTATTATTTAATGCTGTCCAGGATATGAGCAACATGATAATCCGAGACGAACTGACATCTCTATACAATCGTAGATTTATTGAAGAACGTTTGCCGGCCGACATCGTAACTGCCGTAACTAAACAAAAACCATTGTCATTAATTTTCATAGATATCGATAATATGAAAATAACAAATGATACTTGGGGTCATCCTGCTGGAGACAAACTCTTAAAATGTGCATCGAAAATAATTCAAGGAAGTATTCGAAGTGAAACAGATTGGGTTGCTCGATACGGAGGGGATGAATTTCTAGTATGTCTAAATAATGCTAATAATGAGGCTGCACTTCGTGTTTCTAAACAGATTGAGAATAATTTTAGAAAAGCTATGCTTTCTGTAGAAGATATTGAAATAACGATTATGGCATCACTTGGCGTAATTACAATGCCAAAGTCAGGATTAACAGCGGAAGAGCTAATAACTTTGGCCGATAAAAATATGTATGTTTCAAAAGAACTTAATAGAAGTTAAAGAGTAAATGTGAAAATTCCATAATCTAAACTAAGCAATCGGAGAATATATAACCGGTTGCTTTTATTATGCTTAAAATCAGATAAATAAAATACATGTTTCTTTAACTAACAATAAGAAAGGAATTGTAATATGAAAAAATTGTAAATATCAATATATGTAAGGTTAAGTTGACAATGGAATGGTATTATGATAATATTTTCCTGTAAGGTTAACGTTACATATAGGAAGGTAGAACAAACATAATGAAAAATAAAGTTCGTCAATTGCGAGAAGTATTGGGTATGACTCAAGAACAATTGGGTGAAAAAGTAGGAACATCAAGACAGGCCATAAATGCAATTGAAACAGAAAAAAATGAGCCATCCATATGGCTTGCGCATGACATAGCACAAGTGTTCAATGTACCGATTGAAAGTGTTTTCTTATTTGAAGAAAGTGAACGAAAATCACGTGCGGATATCAGTAGGAGGTTTGCATATGGCACTAAGAGAAATTAGAATGGTTGATGATCAAATTTTACGCAAAGTAAGCAAACATGTTGATAAGGTTGATGATCATACTAGAGAAACTCTTAACGATATGGTAGAGACAATGTATAATACAGAAAATGGAGGTGGATTAGCCGCGTGTCAAGTCGGTATATTGCGCCGTTTAGTTGTAATTGATATGGGCCAAGGCTTATTAAAGTTGGTTAACCCTCAAATTGTTGAATCTGAAGGAGAGCAACTGGTTATTGAGGGGTGCTTAAGCTGTCCAGGTATATGGGGCAGAGTACGGAGACCAAAAAGAGTATTAGTTAAGGCACTTGATGAAAATGGAGAAGCTATAACAATTGAGGCTTTTGATGAATTTGCAAAGTGCCTTTGCCATGAAACTGACCATTTAGATGGAGTTTTATTTACAGATAAAATAATTGAGTATTTAGACATCAAATAGTTTTCGAATTGCATTGTAGCATATAACTGCCAACTAACATAGCAGTTTTTGAATGCGGCTTTAAAAACCTTCCAATGGTAGTGAGATTGGAAGGTTTTTTGTGAATGCAAATTGAGACAATGAAAAATAGATTTTAAAGAGGAAAACAAAATGTTAGTACAAAAACATAGAGAATATGAAAAAAGTAGTAAGGAAGGTTGTTTTTCCGTTGGTCAAAGTTTGAAAGAAATATATTCTGATTTAAATAGGTATTGTGAATTACATTCAAATAAAAGTGTTTGGTACTATATACACAAAGTCAGGCCAAGTAAGATTAATCTTCGACCAGAGTATATGATGGAAATTGAATTAATCACAAAAGAAAATAGCGGTTATATAATGATAGGATACGAAAAAGCACAATAAAAGACAGGATTTATTTAAGAAAGGAGAATAATCATGGTTAAAAAAGAAAAAGTAAAAATTGTGACAGAAGATATTAGAATGGGAGGAGAAAATGGGAGTTATAAAGCTTCATCTTCTTTTGGCGGTGGATATGATGATTTTCAATTTCCATTAACAGTATCATTTTATGAACATGGAAATTACACTGTTAGAATTGAAGGGAAGAAAGCCATTGTTGAAAAAATATAGTAACATCCATAGTTATCGGTAAACTAAAACCGTTAGAAAGGCAAGGATATGTTTGAATTACGAAACTATATCATTAATGAATTTCCAGCAGCTTTTACAACACCATACAGTAGAGAAATGCTAGATAATATTTTAGAAGAATCTGAAAAGATTGAAAGTATAAGCGCAAGGTGTGAATGGATAAGTATGATGATTCCAGAAATCAGATTAAATGAAATAAGGGATATTTTATTACAATAAAAAGCACATTTTATTAATAAATAAGGAGGTAATCATGGCGAACACGGTTAGAAACTATGAAAATACATACAGTTATGGAACTGCAACACATAAGACTAAAACAACTCAATTAAATAAGTACCGTAAAATCATAGGAAGCATTTTATTATTGCTTTCTATTTTTGTACTCTTTATGCTGCCAGACCAGGACGGAAACTGGACGCTGGCAGCATTGCTGATAATTGTAAGCGCAGTTTTATTTGCACAGACCGGAGGATTAAAACATGAATAGCGATATAAAATTTCATTACATGAAAAACAAGGAAGGGAAAATTGAAATGTATGCAAATGGTATATACATATCTACATTTGATAACTTCACGGAAATTCTCGCCTTACATAGCCTTATATCTTAATACATAGCCTTGTCGGTAATCCGAAAGGATAGGCCGTGCTGCGAAAGTAAACAAGGCATTCCCGGCAGTCTAAAAGTGATTGCTGCTTACCACGGAGAATTAGTGGTCGATCTGGCTTAGGTCACTAACCGCACATAATTAGCGGTAGATTATTATAGGAGGTGTTTCGTATGGGATATGGAGAATTAGAGCAATGTAAGGACTTTGACAAGCTGAAGGCAGTGTTTGATAATGATATGCTTGGATACTGTGAAAGGCAGCTAGAGGTGTATTTAAGCGGATCTGAGGAAAGGTCAGCGGTTGTTTGTTGGTGGGAAGGTATGATGAGCACTGATGATTTTATTGAGATGTGTAGTTAATAGATGAGGTATGGGAGGTTATTATGTTAGAAATTACAAAGAAAAATTGGAAATATATTAAAGTAAAAGGAAAGTGTCCACGTTGTGGGAATAAGGTTGCAATTGGTAGTTGCGGGTTTTATGGAGAACCTGGATCATATGAATTTCTTCCAGTTTGCACCAACGAAGATTGTGAAGAAGCATATGGATATGGTGGGACAATTAAAATAAGATTCATAAATCATAGAACGGTAAAAATAGATGGATTGTGGGAAGCATAGAGGCAGAAAAACTTTTGCTCACGAGTGCTTTTATTGGAGTAAGGTATGGTAATGAGGAAATAGGGAAATATGTTGCTATGAAGTTTAATTGGATACTTACTTTATTGAAAGGAGAATATATGAACCCAATTGATATACCGTTAAAAGAGATACGCGAATGGTTTGTTTATGCTAAAGAGTATAAATGGATTGAAAATAAATATGATATCACTAGAGAACAGATTGAAGAATGTATTCAAAGGTACGTTGAAGAAGTAATGAGCAAATAGAATGCTGATTTGAAAGGAGAGTTTAAAAATGACGTTCAAAAAATGGTTTAAAAAAAAATATAACCCACAAAAAGATGATGATTATTTATTGTATAAGTATGAGTTTGATTTACTTTATCTTTCATATGTTTCATATTGTAAAGAAAAAGGTATGATATATCAAAAAGAAAGTGAAGCCTTGATGTAAAGAGCCAACAAAAGAGATATTTTAAGGAGGAGTGATTTTGATTAATGTGTACATGGTGTGATGAGTTAAACGAAGAAAAAGAGAAGATAACAACGGATACAATCAAGCTTTCACGTTCTGGTTATTATAATTATCGAATTCCAATATATTGCTGTCCTGTCTGTGGTGATAAGCTAAAGAAATATGAGGGATATTCGTTAGAACAGTTATTGAATGGTTGCGCGCCACAATAGGTACATATATCCACAATTTCAAATTAGAAAGGAAGTGAATTTCCAAAAGAAGAATTTTTAAGAATAATTGATAAAACCCAACTACCTTGATTTTGTAGTTGGGTTTTTATAGTATCAAATTAATTTAACGAAATTTATTAATAAAACAATCATTTATTGCAAGTAGGATTCTGAATGGAGGTAATATCATGACATACCATGAACAAAACGATATCCAGAATATAAAGAAACTCAGATGTATTATATCCTCATTGCCAGATTATTGCGAAGACTTCTTTCGAGGGATTGAGCCGAGAACTTCTTCCAAGACAAGGATTGCTTATGCAACGGATCTGAAGTTGTTTTTCGATTATCTATTCAGAAGCGGTCAAGCTTCAGACATTGATTCAATCACTCTTGATATGCTATCAAGTTTGAAAATCATAGACTTTGAAAAATATATGGAGTGGCTAAAATGTTGGACTGATAAATCTGGTAATGAAAACGTCAACGGAGAGAAAGCTATTGCAAGAAAGTTGTCTACTTTAAAAGCCTTCTACAAATATTTTCAGCAGAACGAAAGGATAATTACTAATTCAGCATCACTTGTGCAGCCACCAAAATTGCACGACAAAGAGATTATACGACTTGATAGCGACGAAATGAAGGCATTTATTCAGGCGGTAGAAACCGGTGGGAGTTTAAATGGTAGAGAGCGAGCCTTCTTTGAAATAACACGGAAGCGTGACCTTGCAATAATTATATTACTACTTACTACTGGAATCAGGGTATCTGAATGTGTGGGGCTAGATATTGACAATGTGGACATAAAAAATAGCGGGATCAAAGTATTTCGTAAAGGTGGAAAGGAATCTACTGTTTATTTCAGTGATGATACCAAAGAAGTATTAGAGTCTTATATAGAAGAACGGAAACAGGTGGAATCAATCAAAGGGCATGAAAATGCTCTATTTTTATCTTCACAGAACAAACGGATTTCTACCAGAAGTGTAGAGGGCATAGTTCCAAAGTATGCAAAGTTGGCAGGAATCAAGAAGAACGTTACTCCTCATACGCTGCGTAGAAGCTATGGAACAGCTCTATATAACGCTACAGGAGACATTTATCTTGTGGCTGGTACTTTGGGTCATGCAGATATCAACACCGCAAAACGGCACTATGTAGTACTGGAAGATGAGAGAAAAAGAGATAATAGGAATGCTGTTAAATTAAGATAAAAGACATGTTTAATTAGAAGGGAGAAATAATAGTATGAACAAGAATAATCAGCCGGTGTTAAATCCCGGAGACAAGATAATTTATAATGAAAACGATCCGCATGTATGGTATGATAATATAAAAGAAGCACTTGAAAACGCAGGACTTACATTGTCAAAGGAGGTAGCATAGTGGCAGGACTTATTGTTATTATTTTAATCTTTGCATATTACAAATATGCAACCCGAAGGCCGAAATATGGAACACAAGAATATCTTGATTGGAAATATAAAGATATGCCAGGAGATAAGGAATATTGGAAAGCAATAGAAAAAAAGAATATGGGCTGCACATACGGTGATATTCCAATGACTCCATCTGAAAAGGCAGCTTATAATAAAGTGGAAAAAGAAAATGGAAGATCTGGAATTGAATAACTTTTGAACAGAGGACTAAGAAATTAGTCCTTTTTTCGTGCAACAAAATATGGAAAAGGAGATGTGACTATGGAAAATAGAAGCTGGAGTTATACGGTGGAAGACGTTATCAAAAGAATGAATAAGAAAACATTATCTTTTGACTTCCCGATCCAGAGGGAGTCGGGGCAGTGGGACAAAGAGCAGAAGAGTTTATTTATAGACACTATATTTAACGGGTACTTGGTGCCAGAAGTTTACATTATTAAGGAAGGAACCGATGATTTTTGCCCCATGTCGGTTCTTGATGGTAAGCAGAGGCTTACAACCATCTACGATTATTACAATGATGGATTTAAGTTATCAAAAGATTTAGATTCAATTACTATAAATGACTTTAGATTCGATGATGAAAAAAATAGGATTGATAATATCAAGACTTATGAAATAGCGAATAAATCGTACTCACAGCTTGACGATTCACTGAAAGAGATTTTTAAGAGTTTTAAGATTAATGCTAAATTGCTGGCAGGTTATACAGATGAGCAAGTAGAGGAACAGTTCTACAGGCTGAATAATGGTAGTGTATTTACAAAGGCACAGAAAGCCACCGTAAAACTTGGTACAGAACTTGCAGGGAAGATTAAAGAGATTGAAGAAAATGACTTCTTTACAAATCGTGCCTGCTTTACCAATTCTCAGAAGAAACGTGGAGAGGTTACGAGCTGTATTTTACAGACGCTTATGTTGCTGACTGGATATAATTACAAGAATTTTGGGGCGAATGAAGTATTAAAATTTGCTGAATATTTTAACGAAAATCCAGACTATAAGCAACTGGAATACTGTAGTGAACTCTTTGATAAATTATTTTCGGTTCTTCCATACAGCGAAGATATTGATAAGCAATTAAAGAAAATACATATCCCTATGCTGATTATGAACCTTGACGCTATCGACGGTTTAGACGTGGACTATGAGCTTACAGATGACGAATACAAGGCGTTCTTAAACAAATGGTTTGAGGTATGGAATGAAACATCTGGATACACTGATTTCTGTGGCACAGGCTCCACAGGCAAGTCCAAGGTGGAAGGCAGAGTTTCAATCATGACCAGGGAATTAAGGGATTATGTAATCAAATTATCTATAAAAAATGGAAACGAGGAAAATGATTATGGAGAAGAGGAAGATTTCAGAACTGAAACCGCATCCTAAAAATGTAGAAATCTATGGCTACAACGAAGACATATCTGACTTGGTGGAAAAAATAAGCAGAAGCCACCGTGTTCATACGATGGTGATTAATTCAGACGGGTATATTTTGGCTGGTCATCGCCGTCATCGTGTCTGCCTGCAATTGGGAATTAAAGAAGTTGATGTTGAGATAAGAGATTTTAATTCACCAGAAGAAGAGATTGAGTTTATTATCGATGACAATGCTACTAGGGATAAGACGGTGGAACAGAAGTCCAGAGAAGCGAAGGAACTAAAGAGAATCGAGAAGCCTTTAGCTATAAAGAGAATGGCAATTGGGGGAAAAGGCGGATTTAAAGGTACGGCGAATTCGCCGTACCTTATAGAACAAATAGAACAAGTAGATCAAGGAGAAACACGCGATATTGTTGCCCGTAAAGTAGGGCTTCGGTCAGGTAGAGAAGCTGAGAGGGCCATAACAACAGTGGAAATCATTGATAAACTCAATGAAGATGGCAGAACTGAAGATGCTGACTTGGTAAAAAGTGTCTTAAATAATGGTTCTGTATCAGCCGCCGAAGAATTAGCCAGGAATATTGACAAGGTGGAAATTCCTGAAGACGCTATCGATTTGGTTAAGGCAGGAAAGCGCAGTCCTCACTCTTATATAGAGAAAGCTAAAGCAAAAACAAAGCAGAAGGCCCTTTCAGAGGGTGATCCCATTCAGCCTGAAACCAAGAAATGCAATTGCTGTGGTAAAGAACTTCCCCTATATGAATTTACAGGAGAGAGTAACACCTGTAGAGAATGCCGTGCTGCTAAGGACAGGGAACGTAGGTCTGGTATTTTTAAAGATTCCATGGGTAATCTCATTGAGTATGATAAATCTATTGTCGGCAGTGATGTAATGTTAGAGGTTATTGCTGATTTGAAAAACGAGAAAGATACCAAACAAGGAATCAATTATGGGATAGAGTTTGAACTATTTTTGTCTAATCTTAATGACTACCTTTTTGCCAATCAGAAATTTATTGATGGTGCTATATTTTTGAATATGCCATCTGATATAAAAAATAAATTCAAGGAGGAGATGACTAGATTATCGGATTTTACGCAAGTGTTAAAGAAAAATTTAAAATAATAATATCAAGAGGAAAAGAAAAGGAGAACGAAATTATGAGAACAATGAACAAGGAAAGAGAATTAACAGTAAGGGAATTATTAAATGAGAAGCGCGGTATTCGTGCAGTTGCAAGCAAGACCATCATATCTTCTTCTGAAGAAAATATGAAAATTGAAAATGTCAAAATTATGACACTTAATACCCTTGACTTAGTCTCATCTCAGCCATATCAGAGAGATTTGGATCAGAAGAAAATCGCCCAGATTGTATCAAATTTTGATAAGCATAAACTTGGAATTCCAAAAGTAAGTTATCGAGGTGGTAAATATTATGTTTATGATGGTCAGCACAGGATTGCGGCTCTGAGAATTATCAATGGAAATACTGATTGCCTTGTACAGTGTGAGGTACATTTTGGCTTGACCTATGAAGATGAAGCGGCTTATTTTGCCCAGCAGTATGATGGCGCTACCAGTGTGGATTTGGTTTATAAGTGGAGAGCATGGTATGAGGCAAGAAAAGAGCCGATTTACACCATTGTAAATAATGTAGAGAATATTGGTATTGAAGTACCATTTTCTAAGTCAAAGTCAAAGAACCGTATTATTGCATTAAAACAGCTTAATGATATGTGGAAGAAATTAGGTGCGAGGGATTCTCTGAAATTGCTTGGACTTATGAAGCAGTTTTGGGACGGCGATCAGAATACATATAACAAGAACATCATGGATGGCATGAAGGAATTTTATTTCACCTACAAGGACGAAATCAAGGAAGATGTATTCCTTAAGCAGATGAAGAAAACGAATCCTTTAAAGATTGAAGTGCGTGGTAAGTCGGATACAGTCTCTAAGGGCGGCGTGAAATTCGCAAAAGTAATTTGGGATGAATACAATTTTGGGTTACAGAAAAACCGCCTGGACTATAAATTTAAGGGCTAATTGATTAGGGTGCATGGTCGTTAAGGCTGTGCACCTATTTATATAGAAGGAGTTTTATGAACAACTGGTTATATGTGTATTATGCATGGTGTTTGAAGTGTATTAGCGAATCTCAAACTACCCCTATTAAAATAAAAGGAGATCGTCAAAATGAAAATGTCAAATCGTTTCAAAAATAACAGAGAGATTTCTTCGTACAATAACAGGAGAATTATAAATTTCAGGGATATCAACAAATGTAATGCAATTGAAATTCCGGTGGATAAGATTAAGCTATTGTATCAAATACATATTGATGGATTAAAGCGGTACGATGTTCAAAGAGAGGTTGCATATTATTTTATAAATGAAGAAAGGGTTGAAGGTACGATAATTGTTCATCCAGACCTTGATGAGCCAGGGACTTACAATTTAATTACTGGTTGGAAGAATTATGTTGACGCCGATTCAATTGGACAAGACACTATTAAGGCCATTGTCGTTGACTGTACACGAAAAGAATTTAGGAAGATGATTGGTTGCGTTGTTCCTTATGAGTATGTAAGTACAGATGAATTAAAAGTACCGGAAGGATACGCTAAAAGCACTGTATGCGAGGGAAAGCTAAATACTATCAGAGAGTACGCAGAACGTCACCATCAGCCTATTAAGCCTATTGTAGTGGATACTGATAATAACATTGTTGATGGGTATGCTCAATATGTATATAATAAGGAAGCGAATGTGAAAATGTGTCAGGTTTTGAGATCTCGTAGGAATTTGGGAACTTTTGTTGGTAAGTAAAATACATACATGATATAATAGGGGCGGTGGGTGAGACTACTGCTTCTATTATATAGAAGGGAATGGAATATGGGATATATTATTTGGGATAAAGAAAAGGGGAAATATATTTCTGTTGTAGATGGTGGTTGGTTTTCTGTCGTCGACAATATAGAAAAGGCTTTTGTATGGAAAAATATCAACAAGGCCAATAACACAATATCTACAATCAATAAGAACAAAAATTTTAAAAGACATCATCTGAATTTGGAATTAAAAGAGGTTGTGAGAGATTCTTCTACTTATGATATTGAAGATTGTGAAAATGTAAATATTGATCTTGAAGATGTGACCGATATGGTAAAAAATATATTTGATTTCACTTCAACGATTGAGAAAAGACGAGTTTATTTGAATCAAGAAATTCAGACTTGCAGTTTGGAAATAGCAGATATTGAACATGCAGCTGAATTTTACACGTTAAGTGCCTCACAAGGATATAAACTCTATAAAATGCTTCATGATGTAAGATGTAAACGAAGAACTTGTAAGGATGAGTTGTTAATTATTGAAGCGGTACTTGAATCAAAACTTAATAGTAAGGAATTAAAGAATGTAGAAAATCGGATAAAAGGACTTGATAAAAGGAAATATTTACCAAGGGTAGTCAATGAATTATTCGGAGTGTAATTTGCAAGCAAACCTAGATTTACTTAGGAAAGAGAGGGATGAATGATTGAATTCTGTAAAGTTAAAAATAGGAAGAAATGTTTTTGATATAGATGAGAATGATGTTGTTATGGATAATGGGGCAATTATTCAAGTAATAACCAAGAAGAGTGGGACTGGATGGAATTGGAACATACCTGTAATGAGTAAAAAATTATACGGCGATTTAAAAAAGTTGAACATTTTATATACAAATAAAGAGCTAGAAGAATATGCATCACAAAGCTATTCTTCTAAAGTAACATTATATAAATTTGATATAGAGAAGATGAAAAATGAAGGATATTAAATTTCAAGCAATTCGACATTTAATAAGAATTATAGGAGAAAATATGGAAAAGTACATGAATGAACCGGTGGATTGCAAGTTTACCGATGAGGATATTATAAAAGAATACGGGCGATTTAATGACATTAAGAGAGTGGCGGCGGCGTTTTGTATAAAGAATAAAGTGGTGAGGCAGATTTTAAAAAGAAATGGGGTATTGTAATGAATCGAGTGAGGCTTGGAAATAGACTTAAAACTTTAAGAAAACAGCGTGGTTATTCCCAAGAACAACTTGCTAATCTAATTGGTGTAAGTAGATCTACTTTATCAAGATACGAGAAAGACAAGACGAGTCCTATGATGGACGTTTTAGAGAAAATGGCAATTCATTTGGATACTACAATAACATGGCTTTGTAGTGAATTTAATTCAGAATTATTTTTGTAAATTATTGAGGAAAGTATTGTTTTAAAGGAAAAGGAGTAAACATTATGAGTGGATATAAAAAAGAGCAAACAAAATTTGGTGAAAAGACAACTCATCCTGCGTACGGTATGTTATCATTTAGTAGAAGAACTGGTGGTAAAACGCCATTGTTTGGTAGCAGTATAGAACATAGAGATACAATTGCTATGACGCTTACACATGGAGATATTACCAGAGGTCTAAACTCGGATTGGTATCATGGTAACGAAATTATTGCCGAAGTTGAAATGAGTTACTCTCAATTTGCAGAAGCAATTACCTCTATGAATATGGGAAGTGGGGTTCCTGTTACCGTGAGAAGAACTGAAAAAGACGGTAGAATTCCAGAATGCGACTTCATAAATAAAAAGGAACAATTTCAAGATGAACTAAAAGAAAGATTATCTAACGCAACTGAAATGTCTCGTTCTATAATTAAGGAAGTTCAAACGCTTTTTGATGAAAAGAAAACATTGACTAAGGCAGACAAAGTGGACATTATTAATAAACTTACGAAAGTATCTTCCGAAATAAATGGCAATATCAATTTCACTTACGAAATGTTTAATGAACAAATGGATAAGACTGTTATGGAAGCAAAGGGAGAAATCGAAGCATTTTATCAAAATAAAGTGAATTCTATTGCGCAAGCTGCTTTAGTGGAATATAAAGACGATTTAATTAGACTGGATAATCCAGTCGAAATTGATTTGAAATGATTATTTTATATGTGGCGGATTTATATGTGGAGATTTTTTATTGAGTTATTCATTGAAGGTAGCTATGGTGATTTTGTAGAAGCTGCTGAAGTCCCTGGCGATGGAATACCTGTTTGTAATGATCCAGTAGTGGCAATAGATTTTGAATCAGTTGAGGAATTAGAAGACTGGGTTGTTTACAACACATCAATAGTGAAGGGTGAATACGGTATAAAAGGGATATATTATGATGATTACTTTGAAAAAGGTAAGCATTGATGACAGGAGGATTAGTATGAGGGATCAATTTGGAAGGGTCAATAATAAAGCACAGGCCATTAGAGACTTGGATAAGTTAAGATTGGCTATTCTGCTTGATGATATAAAAAAGAATCCAGACAAATATCCGGACAGTAGAAATGATTGGGTAGAGTGGTTGAATGAGGATAGTGGAGACAGAGTGGATCAATTATAAGGAGGAAGGAATTTATATGAAGTTTTTAGTTATTCTAACTTTTCAAGATGAAAGCAATACGTGGAATTGGTTTGATACAGAAGTAGAGGCTGTTGATTGGATTAATGGTTATGAAAAAGATTTTTCCGGACAGTATGAGGTATCTGAATTTGTAGAGGTTGATATAAAAAGAAAAATCACATTGAAATAGGAGATTTCTTATATGAATAATTTCGAGAAACTTAGAAATGAAACGTCATCTATAGAGGGAATGGCAAAATTATTTTGTTCTCCCGGTTGGGAGGGAACTGGACGAGTATTTAGTACACATGCTGCTAAGTATTTAGAGAATATGGACGATGCGATTCAGGCAGAAGTTGATTGGTTAAAATCAGAAACTAAGGAAATGGAATTAGACGCAAACGGAGTAGAATCAATTGAGAAACATCATTGCAGCTTGTGTGGAAAATATATAGAAGAAGATAATATTTCTGTGTGTAATAGGTGTGCGTCAGAATATAAATTTTAGGATGAAATTTGAGATTAATGGAGGGAATAAGATGGGAAATTTTGCATTAGAATTAAAAGATGGTAAGACTGTAGATGTGGTAAAGGTGAATGATAAAACATTTCGTACTGATATTTATGATGCTAATGGAGAGGGAGAAATTAGTGTTGAAGTTGACAGCAATACTTTTATTGAATGGGTATTATCTGGAATATGCTAATAAATTCTAAGATTCAAGGACTGCTTGAAATTTACTAATGAGGGGGCTTACATATGTATATAATAAAAGATGCAAACGACAGGTATTTTGTACAGTGGATTGGTAGCACACCGGTTTTTAATGGGGATATATCTTCTGCAAAGGTACTTAATGAGAATGATGCAAATAAGGCAATAAGATCGTTGAAAATGATAATTAAAGGTAATTACGAAAAAATATTGTGCGACGAGGAATTTATAAAAAGGATGAATAGGGATAATCCTGAGTGGTATCGTCAACAGACAGAAAAAATATTAAAGCAATATAAAGAGAAGTCAAAAGAAACCCATGATTCCAATGAAGGAGCGTATTTGATATACAAACAGATTATTGACGATTTGGAGGCGGTATTATATAAGTAATTAGGGCATTGGAGGTGAATGGTATCTCGTAGTAGGGGCCATGGCAAAACTTTTACAAATAAATAAAGAAAACTGTTGACACGGTGAGAAATAAGTGATATAGTTACGTCAGAAGGAAATAAAGAAAACCAAAAAACAGAATGGTATGAAAAGGAGGATATGTATAAGTGTCAATAGTAAAAGTGATTGGAAATAATGTGTGTTTATTAAATAATGATAGGGTGGTTCACAGCAGGAGTATTGCGGAAACTATATATTGTGGAGAGGTGAGATATGCATATCTTCCAAAGATGCCTACTGTTGAGGGATTAAAGTTTCATATTCAAGAGAAGGCAAGACCTGTTTTGATCGTATCAAACAATGCTAATAATAGGGCTGCTAACGGAAACGTCCAGATTATTCCGTTTACATCAAAAGATAAGACCAGTTTACCAACTCATTTATCATTCAATGCAGGAGAATTTGGGCTTGCAGAGGATTCAATTTTGATGGCTGAGTGTGAGACGCAGATTCCAGCAACGTTTGTTTTTGAAAAAATTGGTGAAGTAAATGATAATAAAATCATTGAAGATATCGTCCAAACGATAATTATTCAGCATGGGTTGTTTGCAAAACTTATGAAAAAGAGATATAATAAGTCGAATGTGAACCGATCAGTGTCTGATTATAAGGTTATCGAAGGGAGAAAACATAATGACTTCGAAAGAAATATTGGATAATTTTTCGAAAATAGACTCAAAATCAACAACGGCAGCTAAATATATCAATGGACAGAATCCTTTTCAATATGAGGAAGAATTTGGAGCAGACTTCATCAACTTTACTGACAAGATGATATCAGATATGTTGCTTGAGAAGAAGAGGTATTATAGATTATTCTACTTATCGAAAGCAATAACATATTACCGTCAGTTTTATGACTACTGTATGAGTTGTGGATATATTAATTATAATCCTGTAAGTGATAATTCCATATATTTTACTTATTCCTATATGTTGCAAAAAATTGTTAAACTCGGAAATGTAGAATTATATTCAAGAAATTATATTACGAGTAAGTGTAATGGGTTTGATGAAAATACTCCATATTACAAGTCAATCGCCCTGTCCATCTATGAAGGGGTTAAAGACTATAACGCATTATCTAAGATAAAGTACAGTGATGTTGATTTTCAAAAAGGTACTATTAAAGTTGCCGATGATCATATAAAAATATCAGAAGAATTGCTTCAGACATATAAAGACATGTATGATATGAATTCCTTTAAGAATATGTCAAGACAAGAATACTTTTTATTTGATGATTCTATTGATTCTTTAATAAGACAGTTTCAGAAAAGAGGAGATGGAAAATCAAGCAATGACTTGGTTAGATTTGCAAGATTTATGAGTTTGAAAATTGTTGAAACAGGATTAGACTGTAATTTTATTTATGACTCTGGATTGATATTTAGGTTATCAGAAATTCTTGGAAAAGAAAGATTGGTAGAAATTCTTGAATATGATAGTGGCTTAAGTAAAAAAGAAAAAATAGAGAATAATAAGGCTATGCAAGCTGCCCTTATAAAAGCAGGAAGCAATCTTCTGTGTAAAAACTTCTTGTTTGACTATAGAGTGTATGGCGTTTGTTTGAAAAATAATTTAATAAAATAATCCTTGAGTTTAAACGTCTATTAATGGCGTTTAAATTTAAGGAACTGAAATAAATAAAGAAAACCAAAATGGAGGAATATAATGGCTGAAATCGTTGAAGAGATTTTAAGCAATCAATCAAGAGGTTGCATAATTAGTATATTTACACCAACTGATAGTGATAAATACTTTATGAGAAAATATTGTGCAGCGATTAACAACAATGGTATGCATTTAATATTAAGAGATGATAAAAATAATGATTTAAGTATCAGCATTTCTATCGGTAATATTAAACTTCTGAATAAAGAGGAACTTTTTGATAATTCAATATTACTTGATTTTTTGACGGAAGACAATATTAGATATGAAATGTACATAGCCGATTCATTTTACTCAGCGGACATGCCTTTGGATCAAATGCCATAATTGATGGTGCATTTTTTAAAAACATACACAAAAATAAAGAAAACCAAAAGCGAGGGTTAAATGATTTCTTTCAAAGAACTAATAATGTCAAATCAATTAAAGGACATAGTTATTCATGTGGATTATATGTCAGGTGAATGTGTGGAAGTTGATATAAAAAAATATAAGCTTTTTAAATGCGAAGAACCAGGACAAGCACTGGTGGTGGGCGATACCCCGATTCCATCAATTAGAATATTTACAGATAATGTGGAGCTGTTGAGTAATGAAGAAATGCTGGGAAAAGTAATTGCAATAGAAGCCAGGCACAAAGATACATATTATAACTTTTACATACATAGTGGGCTTGACTTTACGAAAACATCAATTGAAGATGTTGCTTGAAAATGCGTATTTTATTAGAAAAAACAGGAGGAAAGAAAATGGGATATTACGGTAATAATGTCGAGCCAGAAAAGAAAATAGTAAAAATAAAGATTGAATTTGAAGCCATACCAATTAGACATATGGCTGTGCAATGCCCAGATTGCAAAAACTGGTTTCATGGAGCCGACATTTATAAAGATGGCTGTAGCTATAAGCACGATATTTTTTGGAACGAATGTGAATGTCCAAAATGCGGAAGCCGGTTTATAGTATCGGAGAACAGCGATTTAGGTAGTGCTAATTTCCCAGAGTTTTATAAAGAATGTCTTCAGAAGAAAGAGGTGTGGGAATGACTTTAGAAAAAGTTAACGAACTGATGGTGCTTTGTGAATTAGAGCAGTCAATCTTATGTTTGGGAAAAATTGAAGAGGCGAAAGAAGGCTACTTTGCTGATGAAATTGAAAATCCTCGACTAGAAAAGTTCTATCGGCTACAAAACAAATACCATTATGGTTGGTATATAGCTCGTGATGATATAGATGAACAGATAGTACAGATCAATAAGTTTAAGGAGCATATTCTTAAACAATAATTGCGAACAAACTCGTGTTTGATTTAGAAAGTAGGTAATTAGATGCCAATTGATGGGCGGTTAGGCTGGGATTTTAGGAGAGCTTTGGATGATAGGTTTTATGCAAGCTCTGGTATGTGTGGGAGAGATAATTATATTAAGTCATATAATTATAATCCAAAAGAATTCATTTTACATAAAATTGGAAGTGAAGATGATTTATATTTAGGCGTGGAACTTGAAATTGACGGTGGGGGAGAAGACGAAGAAAAGGCAAAACATGTTAATAGTTGCATGAACCGGGAGCATGAGAATGTTTATTGTAAGCATGATGGTAGCCTAAACAATGGATTTGAAATAGTTACCCACCCCTGTACATTAGAATATCATAAAGAATTGGAATATGATGAGTTGTTCTCATGGTTGATAAAAAATAAGTATCGTTCACACGATACATCTACTTGTGGGTTACATGTACATATTAACAGAACATATTTCGGCAATGATAAATTGTCTCAGGATTTGTGCATAAGCAAATTACTTTATCTGTTTGAGAAGTATTGGGACAAAGTTGAATTAGTGGCAAGAAGATCAAGTAATAAATACGCTAGAAGATTTTTACTTGAAGAAGATGAAACTCCCATCGATTTGTATGCAAAATCACAAGCTTCTGATAAATATGGTGCAATAAATTTGAAACACAAAGATACCGTTGAGATACGAATTTTCAAAGGAACATTGAATTATAATACGTTTATTTCAACCTTGGAATTTGTGAATATTATGGCCTCAATATCTAAGCGCACTGATATTTACGAGATCCAGCTTGTTACGTGGGATAAGATTAAAGAGTGGTTTTCGGATAATCTTAATAGTTATATAGGTGAAAGAGAATCTGCTACTACGAATGAATTAAAGAATACCATTAAGTCAAATTCTAACGATCCATTCAGAAATTTTTATTACGATGGTTTTAATATGGGTATTGACACCAGTGCTCTTGAATCTATGGTGACTACTTTATCTTCTCTCGGCTCAGAAAGTTCTACTGTGCATGAACTAACGGACGTAGAGCGAATCCAAAGAAATATTACAGACTTAAGGAGACGTGTCAGAAGAAGCCGTAATGGTTTAGAGGAAAGAAGCATAAATAGAGAGATTGCAAGCTTGGAAGATGAACTACGGAGAATAAGAAGGGCTATTTAAAATAAAATCTTTGTTTACTAGTATGTGAAAGGAATAAAGTATGGGAATAGAATGTAATAATAAAAAGTTTCCGCAAGATTGTATTGGTTGTAGGAACTTCAGACATTTTGATATGTCAATTGACGATTACATAAATCAATGTACAAAACATAAGTGGCAGGTTGATGATAGTGATGCCTATGGGGTATTTGCAGAATTGTATTGTAGATATCAAGAAAAATGTTATGAGCCAAAAGGAGGAACATATGGGAGCTGATATTATTTCGGTGTTTAATCCACCGAAGGAAGAAATTCAATGTGCAGCTTGTGGGCATGTAGATGAAGTTGATAAGTTCAAAAATAGTTCAGTACATGGAAAATTTAAGATATGTCCCATATGCGGGACAGTAAGATTTTTATGTGAAGAGAATAAGGAATTTAGGAAGTGAATTTTTAATCAAATCATTATTTGCTAAGGAGATAAAGATATGTTTGATGAAAAGGAATGGAATGATAATCAGTGGATTGAAAGTGAACTTGTTCAAGATCATTTTAATATGACATTTTCCGAATGTTTTAAGGTGTTTGGATTTCATCGGCATGCAGAATGGAATAAGGCACCGTTGAACGGTCAAAGGATTACCACATATTTTAGGAGATATAAATAGTCAAAATTAGGATTTGCCTTAGTATCAGAAGATAGGAGATAAGTACATGAAGAGTATGCCGTATGAGATAAAACAAGAATTACGAAGTTATGCAAAATTGCAAACCAAGGCTGCCGCAAAGTATCTTAAGATACAGGAAATGATAGAGGAGTATGGGGTTCCAATCGAAAATCTCCTTGCTTGCGGGGATACTTCCTACGATGCACCACCTCAAACTGAGGGATTAGCATTTTTAAATAACTGTGAATGCAGTGACATAGAAGGAACCATTAAGGATATAGAAGATGTGTTTTTGTGGTTTATCGATAATCCACAAAACTGAGATTTACATTCCAATAGAAGGATAATTTTATATGGAAAGGGGATAAAATATGCCAGACAGTACAACTAAAATAGATGATTGTGAATGCATCTACTGTTATCATGTATTTGACGGGAGAGAAGCCTGTAATGGCAATATGGATACCAGCGTTGTAGAGTGTCCGAAATGCGGCAAAGAAATGGACGTTAGCTTGTCTGTTGAGTATTTATGTTAGGATTTGATGGAGGACTGAAGTGTATAAAAATAATATCCGTTGTAAGGACTGTGAGCATCATCAAGTTATACGCTATGGGTTAAAAACAGCAACAACCCAATACGAGGGTCATTTGTGCGGGATTGAACCAGAGGTCGGTGTGTTTGATCCAATTTATGGAGAAAAGAAAGGATATACATCATTAAGAAAGAACCATCTTAACACAAATTCTCCTAAGTGGTGTCCTAAAAAGTTACAAAGTAACAAGGGTAATTGAAATCATGAATTTAAAGGAGAAATAATATGGTTGGAAAATATGAAGTCGTAACTCTTTGCGGCAGTACAAGATTTAAAGATGAGTTTAATAAAATCCAGAAGCAACTTACTTTAAAAGGTTACATTGTAATTTCAGTTGGTTTATTTGGACATAGCGGAGATGATGAGGTCTGGACGGAAGGAACAAAAGAAATGCTTGATGACATGCATAAACGGAAAATTGATATGGCAGATACTATTTTTGTCATCAATAAAGATGGATATATCGGCAAAAGTACAGAATCAGAAATAGAATATGCCGAAAGCCATGGTAAAAATATCGCATATCTAGAAAGCTGTGGGAGCTATGAGGGCGATGAAAATGCAATCAAAGGTGATTAAGTTGAATAATAAACCAGATTAAAGGTGCATTTTATTGGAAAGATGGGAGGAATATATGGCTAAGACATGTGAAGAAATAATGATCAATATTGACACTGTAAAGTGCTCACGGCATAGGTATGCTGCCTGTAAGCCATGGGATGCATATGACTTAATAATGAAACACTATGATTGTACTGATGAAACGGCAAAACAAGTTGTTAAAATGATCAAAGGAATTACCATTTGAATACCAAGCGAACCAGAATATTGATATTAAATCAATAAGGATTTGTGAATCAAGAGGATGAACAATTATTCGGGTTTAATTTTATTTAGTTCATTTTTTAAATCATCAATATTTAAGCAAAGTGAACATATTTTTCTTGGTAAACCTTTTTCTGTGTTTGTCATAACATCTACAAAAACGAAACCAAGATGTTCATCAAAAGTATCTGAAAACTGTAACCAACGTTCACTTATTTCACAAGGAACATATCCAGTTCCATTTTTATTATATTCTTTCTGCTTATATGAAATAGGGAATTTTGTTATTTTATTATCCATAAGTATTCTCCTTCTACGATTGTTTATTAGGATAATTATAAACGAAAAATGAATCAAATACAATGCCGAAAGTGCGAGGTAATTGAATACTGAAAATAAAAAGACAGATAGAGGAAGTTTGGTCGCCGACTCTACCTGTCAGTAAGCAACACCTAGCGGATAGCATGAGTGTTATTTCTAATATAACATTTCTAATGGCTTATTTCAAGCTAGTTATTCATCAACTAAAACAATAATGAAACTCAGCTTTTATCTTACGAAAGTGAGAACAATCAAAAATATGGAAGGGACTGATTATTAATAGTACAAATACTAGAGCTGTTTGGCGGCATAGGATCACCACTAGTGGCATTAAGAAATCTTGGGATACCGACAAAGTCTATTGATTACGTAGAAATAGACGAAAAGGCTGTCCAGAGCTATAATGCAATGTTTGAAAATGAACTGGCATATAAAACTCAGTCTGTCGTTGGTTGGAATTTAAGGCCAGATATTTTGATTCATGGCAGCCCGTGTCAAGATTTTAGCATAGCTGGTCAGCAAAAAGGAGCCGATGAAGGCACAGAAACACGTTCAAGCTTAATGTGGGAAACAATACATATTATTCAACAAATGGGAATCTGGAAGCCTAAATATGTTATTTGGGAAAATGTAAAAAACGTGTTGAGCAAACGAATGATTCACAATTTTAATCGCTATCTGTCGGAAATGGAGAAAATGGGGTATATTAACTCATTTGAATTGATTGATGCGAGAGATTTTGGTATCCCCCAATCAAGAGAAAGAGTATTTACCGTCAGTTCATTAAGTGAAAAGTTCGATTTTTGCAAATTGATAAGAAAACCTATGGGAAATATTTGGGGATACATTCAACCAGATAATGAGATAGATGATAGATACACAATTGTCTCACCAAGTATGCTATCAAAGATAGATCCCTATAATTACGACAATTCTCCTTTGGATAAACTTTCTGTAATTCGAGATTTTGCTATGACAATTACATGTAAGCAAGATAGGTGTCCTAATAGTGGAATTATTCAAAAAAATAATGGCAGTTGGCGACTTCTTACAGAGTTAGAGTGCTGGAGATTGCAAGGATATTCAGATGAAGACTACTATAACGCTCTAAAAGCCAACCCAGGAATAAGAGGAAAGAAGAATACGGCAATGTATAAACAGGCCGGTAACAGTATACCCGTACCGATTTTTGAAGCTATGTTCAGTGTTTTATTAAATGAATATATTTGTACATAAAATTAAATTTTGCTGAGAAATGGAGGTAATAAAAATAAAGAAAAATATCATCAGTTTCATCAAAAGAATTCTCGGATATTGTGATGGCTGCGGAGATTGTAAGTTTAGGTTTTTTAAATATCCGAAGAGATTCCATATGAGAACCATGTATGAAGATGAAGAATCAAATTACATAGCGTGTTGCAAAGGATATTATGAAAATGTTGTTGAACCATATTGGGACGAAAGATGGGAAGAGTATTATTCTTCCAGATTGTAGAGAGAAGGAGAAATATAATGTTTGAAGATAAAATTACAATATTTGAAAGTGGAGATATTGTTCTTTATTCAACTGGAGGAGGTCTTAAAAGTAATATTGGTCTGATATTAAAACATAAAGATAACGGTGAGTATGCAATTTTATCGGTATACAGTTCCGCATATAAGAATATCAAAGCTGAATGGATTTCACCAATTGATAAAGTTGAAGATGTGAGAGATGAGATCACCGGTCATTATGAAAGTAAGATTCAGGAAAAACAGTTACTAATACGTAAACCAACTAGAGAAGAAAAAGACAGGGAAAAGGTTGAAAAGTACGAAGAACTTAAACGGGAAATAATGGTTGTTGCAAAAAGGCTGTCTGAATCAACCGACGACACTGATTTCGAGAATCGGTTAAAAGCAATAGCTGACATGAAGAAGAATATCTTCTCAATAGAATTGGATTGCGTTTCAGAAATTCGAAAAAATAATGGTAGAGTAAAATATGATATTCACCAGTTGATTCAGCAGAAAGAGAGTGAACTTAATAAGATCAGTGATGAGTCCATAGAAAAGGCATTTGTATTCAAATAATAATCACAAGTAAAACAGAGTTTAATTTAAATATGGAGGATAAATGCGAAAACCAAAGGTAGATAATAAATATAACCTAAAACCAAAGGACATCCAGAACGCAACAGTTATAAACAATGACAGAATTAAGCAGTCTCCGTTTTGGAGAAACGATGTTGTAGGAGCATGGTGTTTGTCAGAAACTACTATTAAGTCGTCAGCAGACGATATGTATTGCTCATATGATGAATACTGGATTGGATTTTATGACGAAAAATGCAAGTCTTATGCCGGAAAAATTAGATTAACCTGTTCTTCCTATGGTGGAATGTGTGGATATAATTTTAAAGAGTTCTTTAATCCAAAAGAAATTGAGAATGAATTTGATTTAGAAATTCAAGAAAAATTATTAGCTAGACTTAATTGGCTAATTGATGAAAACATAGTTGAAATTAAGAAGGAGAACAAATAAATGAGATATATTTCAGATGATAACAAGGTATTCAATACAGAGCAGGATTGTTTAAATCATGAGAAGGCATTGAACACAGAGAAGATTGAGCGTGAAAAGTTACTTGCTAAAAAGAATAAGCGTAGCGATGAGGTAAAGAAACTAGGCAATGATTTTATTAACCTGCATAAGAAATTCGTAGAGGATTATGGTGAAGAAATTAATTTTGATGGAGATTTAGAGTCTTTAGCTTCTTTCTATAGTAATTTTCCATTCTGGTTTAGAACAAGTAGATTAATTTGATAAATTACGGAGGATATATAAATGAACGACTACTTAAAACAGAATTTAATCAGTAGGGTTACAAAATGTTTGAAAGACGAGAATGAAAGAAACTCATCTGATTCTGAATGGAAAGCGTTGAATGTACCATTCATGATTGCACCACTGGCACAGCTATTAGAAAATCATCCGTTAAAGGATTTGGAAGATCATCTAAAAGAGTGGAGTATTTTTGATTTGTATTATGACACAGACAAAACGGGAGGATACGGTGAAGGATCTATCAGGTTAATTACGTATAAGAGTAGCCAATTGACATTTTCAGAAATATCAAATATTACATATGTCTTTGAGTTCATGCGAGATGAACGACCATACGGATACTGCGAATGTAATCCTAATGACGAAGATTATAGAGAAGACAAACATTGTTGTGGACATGGATGCGATTGGGATGCTCCTGGTGTTATAGTCAAAAAAGTGCTTGATATTGCTAATCACCCATGGGAGGGTGATGAACATGATTTCTGGGAATTTGAAGATTCATTCTATAAAGTAAATGATGATTTAGAAGCGATAAAATTAGAAAAAGAACGTGCAGCTAGGAAGAAGTTTTTAGAAGAAAGTATTTTAGAAATGCAAAATGAACTTGAAAAGATAGGATAAAAGAACAGTTTGATTGAAAAAAGAATAGGAGAATGTAAATGAAGAATATAAAGTTACCATTAATTATTTTAGCAGGAGTTGTAGCAACAATATTACTTTGTGTATTTGGAGTACAGGGTTCTCAAAATAGAGCAATCGCTTTAGAAGAACAAGTAAACACAGCATCTTCAGATATTAAAGTCCAGGAAAAACGTAGGGTAGACCTTGTATATAACCTTGCTGATTGTGTTAAGCAGTATGACAAGCATGAGGCAGAGACGCTTACAGCTATTGTCAATGGCCGTGGTTCAACCGGTGATATTGAAAACGTAACTACAGCAATTACGGCAGTCAGCGAAGCGTATCCAGAGTTGAAGTCAAACGAAAACTATAAACAGCTTATGAATGAATTGTCTATGACTGAAAACTTGATTGCGGAATATCGTAGCAATTACAATAAGCAGATCAAAGAATATAACAGATATGTTCGTAAATTTCTAACTAGAACGTTCTTAGATATGCTTGGTTATGAAGTGCAGTATTATACATATTTGGACTATAACGCACCTGTTGATGCTCCACAGAATCTCTTCAAGGATTAATTTGTATGGGCAGTTATTATAGAAGAAAAAGAAACGGATTTGACTTTGGCGATTTTACTGTTACAAAGCGAGAAATTCTTGCAAGCGTTTCAATTATAGCTATTATGATGCTCGTTGGTGTATTGATTTCTTCTAAGATTTCTATACACCAGATGGATAGGAATGAGATTTATAACAAGGCAGTTAAAATCGAAAGCCAAGATTTATTTCAGTATGGCATGAATACCAATGTAGGTAATGCATTTGTGTATGGTGACTTGAAAGCCGTTGATACAGTTACGTATCCTGAAATTGGTGGAGAGTATATGTCTGTGGAGAAGGTTAAAGAAAGATATACCATGCATACGAGAACAGTCACTAAGACACGTACAAAATCTGATGGTTCCACGGAAACATACACTGAGATAGAGGAGTATTGGACTTGGGATGCAATTGATCGATGGTCAGAACATTGTAACAAAGTAATCTTCCTGGGAATTGAATTTGATTATGGACTTATTTATAAGCCAAGTGAACGATATATAGATACACAAAAAGAATCCTACTATATAAGATATGTTTACTATGGCAGTAGTACAGAATATACAGGAACGATTTTTACAAGTCTAAAAAATAATACAATCAATGATACATCATTTTACAATGGAAAAAAAATTGAAGAAACTGTTGAATATCTTGAATCAGGTATAGGTGTGGTTATCTTTTGGGTGTTTTGGATTGCCTTGACTGGTGGTAGTATATTTGGTTTCTATTACTTAGATAATAAATGGCTGGAGTAGGAGATTTTAAGAAAAGATATATTTGCTGAGAGAAGAAAGGAGTGTTATTAACGAGAGTATACAAAGAGAAACAGTTTCTTATTTTTGATTATGAAGATGGAAGAACAGTGAAATATGATTTTGCAACAAAGCAATCCATTGGGATTAAGGGGAAAACAGTAAAGGATTTAAAAGGGCAACTCACTGGATTTTCATTAGAGGATCTAATTGAATGCTGTGATGATAAGAATTATGCGAGCTTTTTATATTTTGTAGTTAGAAAAGAGGATAATTACATTTCAAACATCGGGACGATTTTAAGCCGAGTTCCAAAATATTCAATGTATGAACAATATTTTTCGGCGGGTGTTACCAATATTGCATCAAGATTAACTTATAAAATTAATGAAGTTCCGAGGTCTTTATTGAAAATATGCAGACAACATGGAATAAAAGTGTCAGATGAATTAATTAGATATTTCAAACATAACACTGATGCAAATTTAATTGCTTTCAACCTAGATTATATGAGCATAGGATATCAAGATGTTACAACCATGCTTACTAGAGAGTTCTGTCCCGATGGTGATTATACATCTTACTACAACTATCTTATTGATGAATATGGGTACAGTCCGAAGGCATTATGTACTTATGTTGATGACCTAGTTACATATGAAGCGATTGGAGACGTGGGTTTTATTCTTAGAGAATTATATGATTACGCTTCTATGATGAATAAAATAAGTCCTAAATTCGATAAATACCCAAGGCATTTTTTAACCACGCATAAAATCGCCTGTAGAAACTACAATCGGCTTAGAATGGTATTTGAAGAACAGGATTTCAAAAAGATGATTAACAAATCGTATGAATGTAACATTGGAGATTATTGCTTTATATATCCAAATAGTACCAAAGAAATTAAGGAAGAAGCAGTAAAACAAAATAATTGCGTTGCATCATACATACAAAGAGTCATTGATGGTAATTGTCATATTATATTTATGAGAAAAAAGAATGAGCCAGAAGAAAGCCTTGTGACAATTGAAGTTAGGAATAACCGTATTGTTCAGGCGAAGAGACGATTTAACGACCCGGTAACAGCAGAAGATCAGGCAGTTATTAACAAATGGAACGAAAAGTTTTCAAACACAGAGAAGGAGAAAGTAGCATGATTATTGAAGGAAGTAAGATTGAATTAGTTAAAGAAATGGGGCCTTTCACGAACGTAGGCGAAGTATGTGAAGTTGTAAAAGTAACGGAAGATGGAGTTATTTCATTTAAGTTTGGAAATGGAATGCACCTTGGTTGTATGTCATATTCGGAGTATGAAACATATTTTAAACTATATGAAGAACCGAAAAAGGTTGTTAGAGAATGGACAAATTGGATAGATGCTAAGATTAAACATCTTGGTAAGAATGGTGTTTTTGATGTAAATATCCAAACTCGGCACAATAAGAAAAAGGTGCAAATAAGAACTGTTAATAGCGGATTAAAAGGCGAAGCAACATGCTCACCGGAAGATGAGTTTGACTTTAGCGATGGATATGATTTAGCTTTGGCAAGGCTAAGAGTAAAAATGGCACAATTTGAGGCACAGGAGCTGGCCGAACTAATGTAAATTACCATAGAACAGTACTTTGCTAACAATTTGAAGGAGGTCTAAATGAATAGAGAAGATGAGCTGAAACTTGAAGCAACTATCAAGGAAAATATGGAGAAGGTTAGATTTGAAGGATTGGCTGCTGGAGCTAAGGGGATTTCCGGTGCTATCTTAGAAATTTGTAATGATAAGAATATCAAGAATGATACAGTCAGGATCAATAAGATCAGAGATTTCTGTGTGACAGGACTTGGATTGAAGAGATGAGGGGCGGAATATTGAATAAATATGTAGTTAAAATCAACGGGAATAAATTTACGTCAAAAGAAAAAGCTATAAATTATGTGAATGTTTTGTTTCGAAGTGAAGAAGATGAAAAGATGAGAATACAAGAATTTGATTCTCTTACAAGAAAGGTTGTAGAACATCTGAATAAATATTATGGCGAATCACACAAATCATTAATCATGCGTATTTGTGAGAATAGAGTGCAAGTGTTTGATGAAAACGGAATTTTTATTGACAAGTGGGCTGACATATCTTAAGAAAAACATTCTTTTATAAGGAAAGGAGAAGCGCAATGTTTAAAGTATATGAGAACAGGACTGAAATATATGAAAACGTTTATGCTGTGTTGGACGATGCAAATGGATATCCAAAATTTTTAATCAGGCGAGACGGTAAATGGATATGGAGAAGCGCAAAACATTATATTCCAGTAGATGAAAGTATTGAACCTGATGGTTATGAAGAAGATTGGTAAAGTTATTATGTCCAGACGAAATGATTTCAAGAACAATTATCAGAATGAGATGACGGCAACAGATTTGGATTGCCCTCGGTTTTATCACCCAAAATGGAGAGGTAAGGCAAAGAAGAAATTTCGTAAAATGGCAAGAGTAAGATTAAAGAATAAATTAATAAAATTGAAAGAAGGAGATAGAAAATATGACAGACCAGACAAGAGATTATATCACGCTTAAACCGATAGCAGAACGGTTTAAAGAGGTGGCAGCCACCATCTCCGACGATGAAATTCGTTCTCTAATTAAAGAGGAACTGAGAGAGCAGATCCGTAGCCAAGTTGAATTTGGTTCTACGATTGCAGAATGGGTTGATACGTATATGGAAGAAGACGAAATGTGTGAACTTGTAAAGGAATGCTTGGTGGGTAGCATTAAGAGAAAGTTTACGTAATTACCAGTAAATATCAATTTGCTTTTGAAAGGAGCCTATATGCCAATAAGTTATCTACATAGCGATCCGGATATTAGGGGAGAAGTCTGCCCGACTTGTGGTAGGCGGTCGTGGAGCATATATAGATGTGATGATTGTGGTAAGGTGTTTTGTAAGTATTGTAGACCTGATCTTGTAAATTCACTTGATGATGAAAGATTTGGAGATATGGAAATTAAGTGCGATTGTGGCAGTGTATCATTGTTTTTAGATGAATAGGAGAAAATTAAAATGAAGCCATTAGTATATTTTGATTTTGAAGAATTTGATGTAGACCCAAACCTTGTGTTGATTGATAAGAAGAGGTTACAGGAGATTTTAGAGGAAGTATATAATGCTGGTTTTGATGACGGTAAGAAGTCAAATATAATAACCGTCCCGGCGAGTCCGAATTGGAGATCCTCGTTGCGTGGAGATGAAGTTACATGTGGAGAGATTTACACTAACTCACCAGTCGCCAAACGGGGTGTTACTATTACATGTGGCACTGAAACTACTAGCAATTCTTAATTTCATTGAATATGAAAGGAGAGTGTTATTTTTCAATACTCTCCACATAATCAATAAGTATTTTAACCATCAGATTATTAAGACTTCTGTTATCCTGCTCTGCCAACTCTTCCAGTTTCATTTTTAATTCTGTCGGTAAGGTAATAATTGTTCTTGTTTTGTCGCTTCCAACTGCCATAATATCACGCTCCTTTTTATAAGATGATATCATGATGTAAAAAATATGTCAAGGTGATATCACTTTGATGTTGACAATGTGATGTAATAGTGATATTATAGTGATATCACTAGAGAGGAGGTGAGAAGATGTTAATACAAAGAGTAGAGCAGCAAGTTATAAGGAAATCTCATCCAAAATACAAAATAATTGATGAGATGTGTTTCAGATCAAAAGATTTATATAACTATGCAAATTACATTATTCGTCAAGAGTTTATTTGCAAAGGTAATTACATTGGCTATTACGATATGAACAAGGAACTCAAAACACATCAGCAATACAAGGACTGCATGAGCCAACCGGCAAATTGTATCCTGAGAAATTTAGACAAAGCATGGAAATCGTATTTTGCAGCCATTAAAGATTGGAAGAAAAATCCTGGAAAATATCTCGGCATGCCAAAGTTACCCAAATATCTCCATAAAGATGGCAGATATCCTTGGATGATTCCTAATAACAGTTGCTTCTACAATGATAATGGAACGATACGCTTTAAGATATCTCGTCTTCAGGGTTATATATGGAAATCACAATGTTTTGGCAGATTAATTCAAATACGATTCATTCCAAAAGGTTCCTGTTACGTAATGGAAATAGTATATGAAATTGAAGTGTCAGACGAAAAAGAAACAGAATCTAAACGAATTGCTTCTATAGATATTGGTGTAGACAATCTTGTAACTATGACAAATAATATCGGCGAACAGCCAATTATTATTAACGGCAAGGGAATCAAAAGTATTAACCAATTCTATAATAAGCAGATTGGAAAAGAGAAAAGTTTATTAAAAATCAGACATAATAAAGATTGGAGTAAGAAACTTGATAATATTTCATTCAAGAGAAACCAAAAGATTAAAAATTACATGCACAATGCAAGCACATATATTATAAGATGGTGTTTGGAAAATAATATTGATACTTTGGTTGTAGGTCATAATAAAGAATGGAAACAAGGATCTTCTATGAATAAGAAAAGTAACCAGAAGTTTATAATGATTCCGTTTAATATGTTGTTATGGCATCTTGAATACAAGTGCCAGAATGTGGGAATCAAATTCATTCTTACAGAAGAAAGTTATACTTCTGGAACCAGTTTTCTTGATGGAGAAGATCCGGTCAAAAAGAATTATGATAAATCAAGAAGAGTTCAGAGAGGATTATTTAAAAGTAATTCTGGAAGATTAATCAATTCAGATGTAAATGGTTCATTGCAGATTATGAAGAAAGTATTTCCAAATGCATTTAATGAGTGCTATGGAATAGAGGGTGTTCTAGCCCCTATGGTTATAAGTGTTGCGAAAGTAGCACGATTTACTATAAATGCAATTGAAAAATTGCAATAGAAGTGTAGTTTTATAGAGTTACAAATAAATAAAGAAAACTATTGACAAGCACCAGAATAGGTGTTATCATTATGAATGTAATGATAAATAAAGAAAACCAAAAAGGAGAAATAAGCAATGAAGGGAAAGAAAACAGAATTTGCATGGTTCAAAAGTATTATGAGTAAGGTGAAGAAGAACAAGCCAGAGATCGCAGCCAATGGAAAGGTTAAATGGGGAGCTGGTAAGTAGAGAGGAGGTAATCGATTTAAAATGGGAAGATTCTTAATCTTCATAGGTGTTACATTACTATTAATATTGTTCGGGCTAATTATTTGCTGGATTGGCAACAAAATATACATAGTTATGAAACGCGAGAACAGAAAATTTGATATTGAAAATCAAGCCTACGATAAGGCAGTTAAAGAAATCAAAAACTATAAAGGAGAAAATTAATTTATGAAAACAAAGATTTTTGGAGGAATGGTAATTGCGGCAGCGTTGATCGGAGGGATTTATACGGTCATGTCATTGACTAAAATTAATCAGGGAGAAGTTGGAGTTGTTTACTCTATGGGAAGTGGTGTTCAGAAGGAAACGTTGTCACCCGGATTTCATTTTGTTGGGCCATTCGATAAGGTGAAGGAGTTCCCAATCTCGCAGCAACAGTTGGTACTAAGCAACAACCCGTCTGACTATAACAAAAAAGAACACGCCGATTGGCACGTTGACGCTCCAGCAAATGGAGGCATGGTAAAAATGAATCTAACTATTAACTATAATTTTATGGCTGACAAAGTGGTGGACCTCTATTCAAAATTTAACGGAATGGACGGAGAGACAATAGTCGATAATATGGTTCAGAATTCCATTATTGCATATGTTAAGGAAGTTACCCCTCAGTTTTCAGTTATGGATATTTACAGCACCAAGCGTTCCGAGGTGGGAAAGTCAATTACTGATTATCTTAATAACAAGCTTAATGACGAGTATGGAATCAATGTTTCCAGCGCATTAATTATTGATGTACAGTTAGATGAAGCATTGCAAGCAAAGATTCAGGCAAAAGAACAGGCTAAACAAGATGCAGAAAAAGCGGATTTGGATAGACAGACAGCTCAGGCACAAGCGGAAGTATCCAAGGTAAACGCCGACACAGATGCAGAAGTTCAGAGAATTAAAGCAGAAGCTGACGCTGAAAAAACAAGAATTGCAGCTAAGGCGGAAGCCGATGCAAACGCAATGTTGAGCAATTCAATCACTCCGGAGTTAATCCAGATGAAAGAGGCCGAAGCAAGATTGAAACATGGTTGGGTTACTACACAGGGAGCCAGCACCGTAGTTTCTAACCCACAGTAAGGATATTGTATAATGAAAATTAGTTTATTTGATGGGTTCTTTGCTTTTAACATTGATTGGAAGGCAGTAGTGGCAATGTCGGCAGCGTCAGTATTAATCAATGTGTTGAGTTAATCAAATTGTGATTTTCTTGTAAAAATGGAGGTGGTTTAAAAGCTTGAAAGATGCTTTTATTGTTCTATTTATAGTGGTTTACGGATTTGCAGTTTTATGTCTTACTTGTTATATGACAATTACATATGGTTGGTACTGGATTTTCCTACTGCTCTTCATGAGTATTAGGTACAAAAGTAGTGGTGGTGATAATGAACCAAAGGAAGGAGAAAGTTAGTTGGCATTTCTAAAAGCATTTATAGTTAGTATGGCGATATCTGCATTCTGATATGGGCTTGAATGGAAACAGTTTAAAGAGCTTCAATGGGATAGAGAATGCGATAACGTAGTGTTTATACTATATTTTATAGTTTTATGGTATCTGTTTGCACATCAAGTTTAATATGGAAGGAGGTTGTTATTTGAAAAACAGCACATTTGAGAATATAGGGATTGTAACAACAGTAATTGGAGCTGTGGCAGGAATTTTTGGTTTGCTTGTATTTGTGCCTGTTCTAACATTTGGTTTTGCATACCTTGGAGGAATGATTCTGAATTACTTTGTTGGCAATTCAGTTGTGAATGGTTTAAATCTATTATTTAATACAACCAGATTTACAAGAGATTTAATTCCTTTAACATGTGCCATCTTAGCAACTGTGGGTAGATATTTCAGAAGTTCACAGACTGTTAGCAATAAGAAGAATTAAGCAACTCATCAACAAATCAACTTACATAATGGAGGGTTTTAATAAGTTTTGCAAAAGTAGAATAATACCGTTTTCGTAGGGTAATTCGGATACCTTATTATTTTTGCACCTTTTTACAGGTTTATATAGATTTTTCATAGAGTGAGGTCATGTTATCGCTGGTGAGAGCTGGTGTTTACATAGAAAACTAATAACGATTTTAATTTATAGGAGGTACGCATAGTACATGGCAAAAGCAAGAATTTTTGATTTACCGGAGACAAAAGGAGCATTTCAGTTAAAGGGAATTGTTACAGGAACTGAGAAAGATAATTTCTTTAAGGAGAAGCAGACACGAACTAACAAGGATATGAGAACCGTAAATTTTGGTCTTACATACGATGATAAACAGACACTTTATATCAACTTACAAGGCATTGAACAGGAAAAAGTTTACTTCTCAAAAAAGGCTGAAAAGAAAGGTGAAAAGTCTGACACAGTGCCAGTTCCGTGGGAAGAAAGATTTTCATATAACAGAGAGGGATATCGCTTAATTGGTAAGAGTCTTGGAGTAAAAAAGAAGGTCGATAAAGATGGTAAGACGGTTAATGATAAGAAAACCCTTACAGACTTCGATGCTTGTAGAGAAATTAATGAAAATCTTAAAGACGGAGCAAGTGTTTTTGCTAGAGGTAATTTGGAATATAGCAGCTACAAAGATGATAAAGGAAATAAGAGAATTTCAACAAAACTTGTTCCTGGACAGATTTCACTTTGCTCTGATGTAAATTTTGATGATGATAAATACGAGAAGCAGAATGACTTCAATCAGGTAATTATCTTTATGGGAATTGATAAAGAAAAAGATGATGATGGGAAAGAAACCGGAAGATTTATTGTTGTTGCAAAAATCATTACATATTCAACAATTGAAGATGTTGAGTTCATTATTACTGACTCTAAATTGGCACAGATGTTCAGAAAGAATTTAAAAGCCTATTATGCAATTAAAGTAAATGGGCATATGGTTTCTTCGACACAGACTGAAACAGTAAAAGATGATGACGTTTGGGGCGAAGAAGATGATATGGAAAAGGCCCTCTCACCAAGTAAGAGAGAATTCATTATTACTGGTGCAAAAGGTACAACAATTGATAAAGAGTTATATTCTCAGGAGAAGATTGAAGAAGCCTTGCTTAAGATTGCAAAAGCCAATAAAGCAGATGATGATTTTGGTGGAGATACGCCTAGCGGCGAATGGGGAAATGCTTCCGATCTTGATTCAGCAGATGAAGATGGTGATGAACCCTGGTAATCAGTAAACAATAGCCGTAGAAATACGGCTTCTACAACAATAAAACGTAAACATAAATGGAGGAAACAAATGGCAAAAGCAAGAAAAGCAAGTGTAACTCAGAGCAAGTTAGGAATGATCTTATACGGACAGCAGTTTACTGGTAAATCAACAATGGCTATGCAGTTAGCATATTTTAGACGACCTGACGGTAAGCCATTTCGGGTGTTGTATTTAGATCCTGAAACAGGTTCGATTGACGACTATTTGGGTGAACTGGAAGAAAACGGTGTAAACCTTGATAACATTTATATCGTATACACACAGTCACTTGGAGAAATCAGACAGTACATTGCTAAAGTGAAGAATAATGAAGATTTATACGAACTTGATGATGACGGCGAAGAATCAGATGATGTCGTGGTTGATGCAGACGGTGAACCTTTCAGAGCCGACGCCATTGTAGTAGATGGAACCACTATTCTCAATCTTACAACCAAACAGGGACTCGTTGAATTTTCAAAGAAGCGTAATAAGGTTAAGGCAGATAAAGATGGTTTAGTTGGCGATGCAAGGTTGGTAAAAATTGAAGGCGCTGGTATGGAGCTTAAGGATTACCAAACAGTAAACTTTAAAGGGCAGGACTTAATTCTTGATTTAATGGCATCTGGTGTCCATTACATAGTTACTGCAAGGGAAACGGATGAAAAAGAAACAATTAAACTTGCAGATGGAACAACTCAAAGTGTAGTAACTGGAAAAAAAATTCCCGATGGGTTCAAGGGCATGGGCCATAATGTCAAAACTGAGATTAGAATGTTCCGAGACGAAGATGGAGTTGTTTGTGCATGGGTTAAAAAGGATAGAACCCACGTTCACGAAGACAATATCACATTGGAAGATCCTACACTTACAGATTGGCAGTCAGTAATTGATAAAACCGCAGGACGTGAAAGATTTGTTGTTAAAAATGATCTCACAAAAGCAGTGGATATTGAACAGGATATTTACAGTAAGGAAATTCTTGGGAAGGTTGGAGAGCCGGTATCAAAAGATGCGTCGACAAGTGAAACATCTGATAGTGATAATCTTGATTCTCTGAAAAAGGAAATTAGAGGTAAGATCAGCGGATTGTCACCCATTGCAAAAAAGGAAATGAAAGAAAAACTTAAGAACGATAACTTACCAATTGATTTTAAAAATGTAGTTGACATTGACGTTCTTAAGAAAGTTTTAGATATTTTGAATTAAGCTATGGTTTATGAAAATATCGTTGTGAAAAGGAAGTGCGCCTGTTGTAAGACTGATGTTTTGGTATCTACAGGTAGTTTAAATGAAGCAATTTACTATGATAAAAAGACCTATCATAGTAAATGCTTTATGGAAATGTGCGAAAAAAGAAGCAAAATGAAAAGACCTGATGTTTCTGAAAAATGGAAATATGTTTTAACTACATTAGATGCAATTCGGAGTGAGTCATATGCGCATTTTGATATTGCAATTATAAAGGAAGCCATATTTTTATTTATAAAAGAAACATATGATATTTCCATTATTCCAACTTCGGTGTGGCAAAAACTAGGCAACATATATTCAGGTACATACAGAGGGATGGGGATTGGTATACCACCGGAGCATTTAATTGATATGTGGAAACAAAAGGTTGACATGTTAAATACTTTGGCAAGCAACAATATTAAAAAAGGTCGTGCAATGACTTCAGAACAGCGAATTAATTACGATCTGTCTGTATTAATAAATAAGTATGATAGGTATTTGAAATGGCTCGAAAAACAGAAAGTATTGGAGTCAGAGGAAGCAACTAATAAACAAAATGCCAGCAATATAACTCGTGTGATTATAGAAAATAAAGTACAAGAAGTAAATAAGAATAATGATGATATGGCTGATTTAGTAGATGACATATTTGATAGCTAGGCGGTGATATGTAAAGATTGGAAGATGTGAATATTGAAAGTCCTATAGCTGTAAATAATATACAGGCTGAGATGTGCTTTGTTGGTAGTTTGTATAGCAATCCAGATTTATATGTTAGCTATGGAAATTTTATGAGAAGCAAATATGATTTCGCAGATCCGGTAACAAGATTCTTATATGATAATTTGGAGACATATTACTTAACCTTTTCTCAGACAGTTGATGAAAAGAAGATTAATGTGTTTATGAGTCAGAACGATGAGAGGTTAAAGGAATTTAAACATTACAAGGGCTGGAAAACCGTTCAGAGATTTATTGAGCTGGCTGACACCAATGATGTTGATAACTATTTTAACCTTGTAAAAAAATATTCTCTTTTAAGAGAGTATGAAAAAAATGGATTCCCTGTCAATAAAATTCTAAATAGCAAAAAATTTGATTCACTTACGGCCAATGACATTTATAGAATAATTCGTATTAAGGCAGATAAAATCAATACAGTAATTAATGCTGGAGATGAGGCTGTTGAACTAACAAAAGACAACTCTAGTGCTGTTAATTCATACATAGATGTTCCCATGATGGGGCTATTAACCCCATGGTATTTATACAATGAAATGTTTCTTGGGCTTACACAAGAAGATGTTATTTTGGAAGGGTTTTTATCAAATGAAGGTAAGACCAGAAAGTTAATGAAACTTGCTGCTTATGTAACATTGGTACAAAATAAAAGCTTCTTGCTTATGAGTAACGAGATGAGTGAAAAGAAACTTAGGAGCTGCTTGATTACTACTGTACTTAATAATGCTGAATTCAAGGAATTGCATGGAATCAAACTTATGAAACCAGAAAGGGAAATCGTACTTGGTGCTTATAAGGATACAGACGGTAATTTTATACGAAGAAAAATCGACGATGATGGAAAATATGCCGAGACAAAAGACGAATTTCTTAAAAGAATACAAGACAACTCAAAAGAATACTGGGATGTAATTAAGGTAAGCAATTGGATTGATGAACATGATAATGGGAAACTGTTATTTAAAGATGTTGGAGATGATTACAGTGATAATCGTCTTGAATTTGAATTAAGGAAATATCGTGCAACATCAAATGTGATTTACTTCGGGTATGACACCCTTAAAGGATATCGTTCTGAAGATTGGAGTGTTATAAAACAGTCGGCTACAAGACTGAAAGAAACAACGAAGGAGCTTGGAATGTCAGGATTCATTGTTTTTCAGTTGACAGATGATACCGTATTTACAGACGTTTTTAGTCTGAGCAGTAACAACATTGCAGGAGCAAAAGGAATGAAACATGTTACTGATGCCCTGACACTTGGTAAAAAGATATCTAAAGATGAATATCATAAATATCAGATTGTAGTTGAAAATGGGACTTGGGGAGAACCCAGTACAGAAGATTTAAGTTATGAAAAGCAGTATTTCGCAATAAAGGCAGATAAGAACCGGTCTGGTGATAAGGACAAAATAATGGCGTTTGAAATAGATTTGAACTATAACATATGGAATAATATCGGATACATAATTAGAAAACCAAAAGTTACTGAATAGTTGGAGGGCAGCAAGTGGATATTAGAGAGTTGAAAAATTATATATACGATAATCATTATATCGAGCAAATCTTGAAGTCCATTGGTTGCCATCACATCAAGTATCATTCAAACTATTGGACTTGTGGAAACAAAGATGGTGATAATGCAAAATCAATAGTAGTTCGTAATAATGAATTTTTAGGTTGTGATAATTATACCAGGCAAATGATAGCTACTTCAAGGGCTACTGATTTAATTGATCTAGTATGTTTTTCACAAGATTGTTCATTTCCAGATGCCATAAATTTTATATGTAACGAGATAGGATTGTCATATTATCATGATTTTAATGAAGACATTCCTGAATGTTTCAAAATATTAAAGTTGCTTGATGATTTGGATTCTGGGTCAATACAGCAAAATGAGGCGCCTTTAAAGAAGATTAGTGAAAACATTCTGAGTTATTACAAGCCGTATGTCAACGATTTATTTCTTGAAGATAATATTAGTTACGAAGCGCAAAGAGAGTTTGAAATAGGATTTGATGAGGAAAGCAATAGATATACAATACCTATTAGATCAGAATTGGGTGATTTGGTGGGGGTGAAAGGAAGGTACTTTTACAGAAATGTACCGGAAGATGAAAACAAATACATATATCTTGAACCATGTCCGAAATCAAAGATTATATATGGTTTATATAAAACCATAAAATTTATAAAAGAAACAGGAATTATATATGTAGGAGAGGCAGAGAAATTTACGCAGCAGTTATGGTGCTATGGATACAGAAATGGCGGTAGCACCGGCGGAAAAGAGCTGTCCAATTATCAAATTGACATGCTTATTAGACTTGGAGTAAAGATATGTTTTTGTTTTGACAAAGATGTGACCAAGGAAGAATATGAAGAGTTGGCAAATAGATTTCCAGATGGAATTCCATTATTTTACATGTTTGATGAAGGTGATATTTTAAATAAGAAGGACTCTCCTTCAGATGATCCAATTAAATGGAAATATTTGCAGGAAAATAATATATACAAACTTAGATAGAGAGGTGATTTATTGCAATATAAATTATATAGCGGTGCGAAAGATAATACTCAAAACGTAGTAGACACTGTCCTTAAAAACAGGGGTATTGATGATCCTCATAAATATTTAAACCTAGATGGCAGCGTTGTAATTCCATATCAGAATCTCGATAATATCAAGGTAGCCGTGAAATTATTTATGCAAAATTTTAATGCTAAAAATAAGATTGGCATTTTGGTTGATGAAGATCCCGATGGATACTGTTCTTCTTCGACGATGTATTTGTACATTAAGGAAATGGATAAGGATTATCCAGTTGAATACATTCTACATACAAGAGCGAAAGCACATGGTTTATCTGAGGATGTTATTATACCTGATGATATTAAACTACTTATTATACCAGATGCAGGAACTAATGACGTAAATGAATGTAAGGAACTTCATGAACGTGGAGTTGATATTTTGATATTAGATCACCACGAAAGAGAAGATGATAATCATTATGCTACGATTGTAAATAATCAAATAAGTGACAACTATCCAAACAAAGATTTGTGTGGTGCAGGTGTTGTATATAGGTTTTTACAGGCATTGGACGATGAAAATTGGAATGAATATGCAGATAATTATTTAGACCTAGTTGCATTGGCTAACATTAGCGACGTAATGGACATGAGATCTTTTGAGACGAGATACTTTACTGATATTGGGTTACTCAACATAAAAAACAAGTGTCTGGAAGCGTTAATTAATGCGCAGGACTATAGCATGGGTGGAAAAATTAATATACATAACATTCAATGGTATATAACTCCTATATTAAATGGCATGATCCGTATTGGTTCTTTTGAAGAAAAAGAATTACTATTCAGAGCATTTATTGAACAAGAAGAATGGTTTGAATACAAAAAACGTGCAACAAAGAATAAAGAAGCCGAAGTTATACAGGAGTCCATATATGATAGGGCTGCCAGACTATGCAAGAATGCTAAAGCCAGACAGGATAAATTAAGAGAAAAAGGAGTTAATGAGATTGTCAGTATAGTTAATAATAATTCCAATGATGACAAAATAGTCATGGAAGATGTGACAGAATTATTAGATAGTGGATTGACAGGGGTTGTTGCAATTAAAATTTCCGAATTATGTAACAAACCATGTATTTTACTAAAAAAGCATTATAATGATAAGTTGAAAAAAATGGTATATGGAGGAAGTGCCAGAAACCTTGACAATAGCCCTATTGATAGCTTCAAGGATGTAGTTAATTCTTCGAATATCATTAAAGGCAAGGGGCATCCTAATGCTTTCGGCATAGTAGATCTGGATATTAACGACAAAGATAAGGCTTTGGATACTATAAACAACATGTTATGTGATGTTGAATATGACTCAACCTACAGGGTTGATTACATTTTAGATATTGAGAAAGTCAACATCCCACTAATAATGGAATTATCAAAATTTGACGATATTGTAGGTCAGGGAGTAGATGATCCTATAATTACTATAGAAAATATTATCCTGCAACGCAGTAGTATAGAAATTTTTGGTAAAAATGAAGATACTATCAGTTTCGAAATTGACGGAATAAAATACGTACTCTTTAAGTGTAAAAGCGGCAATCCTTTATATGATTGGCTACAGAACGCATGGAATGATGAAGATAAAGTAACGATTAACTTAGTAGGTAAGCCGAGCATTAATGAATATAACGGTGTCAGGACTCCTCAAATTGTTATTGAAGATGTGCTATTAATAAACTCTGATTGTAACGATGATGAAGATTGGTAGGTGATTAATTGTATAGTGCTTTACATAGTCATACCCATTATAGCTTGCTTGATGGGTATGCAACACCAGAAGAATACCTTAATAGAGCAAGAGAAATTGGTCTAAAAGCTTTTGCAATAACAGAGCACGGAAACGAATATAGCTGGTGTTATTTTGATAAACTGAAAGAAAAATATCCTGAAATCAAAATAATATATGGTGTTGAATTTTATGAATGTTTCGATATTAATGTTAAGGATAAGGAAAGTAAATATTTCCACCTAATTGTTCTGGCTAAGAATGAAAATGGAAGAAAGGCAATTAACAAACTTGTAACCAAATCTAATTTTGAGGGATTATATTACAAGCCAAGAGTAGACTTGAATTGCTTTAGAGAATTGGAATGTGGCGACGATATTATAGTTACATCGGCATGTCTTGCGTCAAAGATATCACATGAATCAGACTTTAATAAGTGCCTTGAATACATAAGAGAATATAAAAATGTATTTCCCAATTTTTACCTTGAAATGCAGTCACATTCACATGTTGACCAGGAAATGTACAATAAAAAAATATTGCAGCTTTCTCTTGATAGTAACACTCCATATGTAATAACAACTGACTCTCATGCTGCTACCAAAGAGGATTTATATTATCAGGCCAGGCATGTTCAAATAGCTCACGACACTGAAACTATGAGTGAAATATATGAGGGATGTTATTTACAGTCAGAAGAAGAAATTCATGAAATAATGGACATTCAGGTCGGGGCTGACGTTGTAGAAACCGGGTTGAGAAACACAAACGTAATAGCAGATATGATTGATGATGTGAAAATGCCGTTCCAATCTCCTAAACTACCTACATTTCCGTTACCAAAGGAATTTGAATCAAATTATGATTATTTGAAACATCTTGTTGACGATGGTTGGTATAGGCGGGGGTTTGATAAGTTTGATGATGTCAAGCAGAGAGAGTATAAAGAAAGAATAGATTATGAATTGAATATTATTCATACCATGGGATTTGATGGTTACTTCTTGATAGTATGGGATTTTATTAATTATGCTAGAAGTAAAGATGTAATGGTTGCCCCTGGAAGAGGTAGTTGTGCAGGTAGCTTAGTATGTTATTCCTTACATATAACAGATTTAGACCCAATAAAATATGGCCTCATTTTTGAAAGATTCCTAAATCCAGAACGTATATCTATGCCAGATACAGATACAGATGTTTCAAATCGTGAAATCGTAATCAATTATCTTATTGAAAAATATGGTGAAAATCGTGTTTGTCAGATTATTAATTTTTCATATATTACACCTGTTGTTGCAATTAAAGATGTTGGTAAGGTGCTTGGATTTGGGTATACAGAAATGGATAAATTAAGCAAGAAGTTTTCATATGATACCTTCGATGAATGTTTGAAAAACAACGCTAAATTGGTGTCAGAGAATTCTAAGTACAGTGAATTATTTGATATTGCGGGGAAACTTAGCGGTAGAATAAAAACCGTTTCATGTCATGCCGGTGGCGTTGGGATAGTTGATACTGACATTTCCGACTACATGGCAATGAAACTTGGTGGTGACGGAGAGCATGTAATACAAGTTGATAAGCGGCTTATAGAGGAAATAGGAATAATTAAGTTTGATATCCTTGGAGTACAGACGTTAAATATGATTAAAGAAGCTCAGAAGGACATTGGACTGAGAGAATACGACATTAATATAAATAACCCAATTTTTGAATGTGATAGCAAATCGTATAAATTACTTTGCGATGCAATGACAAATGGGATTTTTCAGGTAGAAAGTAGTGGGATGAAAGATCTACTGTTTCGTCTTGAACCAAGCTCATTAGAAGATTTATCGGCAGTACTTGCATTATACAGACCGGATTCTATGGGGGAACTTGAAGATTATATTGAAAGAAAACATGGAAGAAAGCCAATTACATATATCCACCCAGATATGAAGCCTATACTTGAAACGACTTATGGCTGCTTGATTTACCAGGAACAGCTTTTAGATATTGTAAGAAAGTTCGCAGGTAGAAGTTATGGTGGTGCTGACCTCTTCAGAAAAGCAATAGGAAAAAAGGATAAAGAATTAGTCGTTAGAGAGTCGGATAAGTTGTATCAAGAAATAATTGACAATGGTTATGATGAAAAAATTGCCAAACAGATAAGTGATGAAATGAGAGAGAAAGGAGGATATCTGTTTAATAGATCACACTCATTTAGTTATGCGGTGATATGTTTTCAAACTGCATTTTTAAAAACATATTATCCAATTTATTTCTTTAAGGCACTTTTCAACTTGAATAAAGATAAAGCAGGAATGATTAATAAATATATCATAGATGCCAAGAATTTTAAAATTGACATTAAACCTCCCAGTATAAATAAATCTGTTGTAAACTTTTCCATATTTGAAAATGATATATTATTTGGGCTATCTGCTATTAAAGGTATTGGGGCGTCATTTGCAGAAGATATTATTACAAAAAGAGGAACAGGATTTGAATCTATGGCTGCATTTATTGATATTGTAAATCCCAAAAAGAGCCAAGTAATATCATTAATAAAATCTGGAGCGATTCCATCAAATGACAAAAAGAAAAGCTTAATTAAATATTTGAAATCGTTATATGAGCCATTAACATTTTCGGAAGTTGTAACCTTGCCAAAATATCAGTCTCTTGTAGATGATTGGGGTATCGATATTGAAAAGTACAGAACTGGTAGCAAAAAATATGATTATGATAAGATTACATTGCTTAGTGAATATAATAAGAAAAAACGCGAAATGTTTGATATCCAACAGGAGGAACGATACAAGAAGCATATAGATGATAATAGTAAGTATTTAGATAACGAAGCATTCTGGGAATTTGAATCGTTACAAATTTTCATTAATAACAATCCGTTTGACAATGCCTATAATTTTATAACACCATTTGAAGATATTGAAGTAGGTGACAAATGTACCATTGTAGGAATAATTGCAAAGGTTGAAAAGAAGAAAGATAGACATAAAAAACAGTTTGCATTCATTAACATTTACTCATCGTTTGGTCTTGTAGAGGGGATTGTATGGCATACACAATTGAAAGAATATGAAGACTTGGTAAAGAAAGGACAGCAACTTGCTCTGCTTGTAAAAAAAGATGGAGAAGACAAGGTAATAGTAGAAAAGATGAAGGGGTATAACATTTGGTTGGATCAGATGCGTCAGAAAGGAGTGGCTGTTTAATTGTCATATGAAGAAGATGAAGTTTTTGAATTTAAGGCATTGATTACTTATGAAAGATATTATTCGGAAGATACGTCGTGGGGAGTATTTGGATTCTCCACGAAAGACGAAATTCCTCACTATGTAATACCAAGTAAATCGGAAGATGCTTTTGGAATAGAAACCAGTGGATCAAAGATGAGTACATTGTCGGGACGAATGCAACATTTACTTGAAGGAGCGGAATATCAAGTAAAAGCTAAATACAAATTGGATAAGACTTATGGACATCAATATGTTCCTATATCCGCATATGCTTTAATTCCACAAAGCAAGGAAATGCAATTAGTGTTCTTGAAATCTTTAATAAATCCATGGATTGCAGAGAACTTATTAAATGCATACCCCAACGTTGTCAATGATGTGGCGAACGGAACTTTGAAAGATATTGATTATAGTCACGTGAAAGGTGTTAGGGAAATTACATGGAGTAGAATTAAGGAAAAGATAATTAATAACTATCTTATTTCAGACATTGTCATGATGTTGAAACCACTGGGTGTCACATATACAATGATTAAAAAATTATTGTCAGATGAGCCTAATCCAGTACTTTTAAAAGAAGAATTGGAGAAAAACCCATATATACTTACAAGGATTAATGGACTTGGATTTAAACGGATAGATGAACTTGCTCTAAGAATGAAGCCTGATCTGGTTGACTCCACAGAACGGCTAGTTGCTTTTGTAAAATACTATTTAACAGACCTAGGTGATAGTAAGGGTCATACATGGGTTTCTAAAAAGATACTGTCAGGGGCAGTATCAAATATTGTACCCGAGTGTAGCAATAAATTTGAATGGATGATAAATAACAGTGATTTTTTACATATAAATGAAGAGAAGATTGGGTTGAAATATTATTATGACATAGAGATGAAAATATTCAGTATTCTTATGTCGAAAGCAATAAAGGAAACTCCAGTTGTATTAAGTAATGAAATCATAGAAAAATCTATAAATGAAGCAGAAAACGAACAAGGGTTTAAGTACGTAATTGAGCAATTAGACACTATAAATTCTACGCTTGCTAGGACTGTAAGTTTAATTACAGGTAAGGCGGGAACCGGAAAGACTTCTATAATGAGAGCCGTAGTCAGAGCATACATGAATGGAAATTATACAATCACAGCTTCGGCGTTATCAGCTATGGCAGCACAAAGAATTACTGAAGCAACTGGTTTTCCTGCAATGACTATTCATAGGACTCTTGGCTGTAAAGGGGTAAATGATTTTTCATTTAATATTGATAACCATATGATCACTGATGTAGCTTTTCTTGATGAAGGTAGTATGGTGAATGCTAGTTTATTTCTTGATTGGCTTGAAGCAATAGATGACTGTACTCGTATTATAATCTCTGGTGACCATAAGCAACTTCCACCAATAGGATTTGGAAATGTATTTTCTGATTTAATTGAAATGTTTGATGACACTGTAGTAAGTAAACTTATAAAGCCCATGAGACAGGCAGAACAATCAGGTATTTTAGTTGACGCAAATCTAATACGTGATAACAAAAATCCAATTTCAGAGAAGCTACAACCGAGGATAGTCCATGGTGAATTACAGGATATGTATTATATGTTCAGGAATAATAGACAGTCGCTTTTTGACATTGCAGTCAAAACATTCGTCAAAACAGTAGAATCAGATGGGATTGATAATGTAGTCATTGCTGTACCAAGAAGAAAAGATTGCTTGAATAGCACTTTTGAATTAAATAAAAAGATTCAAGAAGAGTTATTACATTATGAGACGAGAGAGATATCAGGAAATGATATTGATTTCAAAATGGGCGCAAGAGTAATGCAGACCGTTAATGATTATGAGAAAAATGTATTCAATGGCGAAATCGGATACATTACGCAAATTGATGAAAGATATGAAGGAAAAAAGAAAGAAGAGTATTGTGTGGTAACATACATTGATAATCTTGGTCATGAAAAAAATATAGAGTATATCAAGAAAGAGTTATCTGCACTGGATTTGGCATATGCGATGACAGTACATAAGTTACAGGGAGCCGGTAGGAAAATTGTAATAGGAATAATTGATAATACACACAGCCAGTTGTTAGATAACTGCATGTTATACACGTTGCTTACAAGAGCGAAGAAGAGATGTCTTTTACTTGCCGAACCAGATGCATTTCTTCAATGCATTAGAAAAAGTCATAACAAGCGTAATACATGGATACAGCTTCAAAATAATATTGCTTAATACGGAGGGAATGAATGACAGATATCTCAAGAATCAAGGAGCTGACAAGGCTCCTGAATCACTACAGAAACGAATACTACAATAAAAATAATTCTGAAATCAGCGACCAGGAGTACGACAAACTGTTTGATGAGCTGAAACAAAAAGAAGATAAAACAGGTTTTTGCTTGGCAAATTCACCGACTCAATCAGTAGGATATTTGGTGCAGAGCAAACTACAGAAGAGTGTTCATGAATATCCGATGTTATCCCTGGACAAAACAAAATCACCAGATGAGTTGTTGAAATTTGCTGGTGGCCGAAAATCAATTTTAATGCTGAAGTTGGACGGGCTGACCGTTTGTATTACATATGAAAATGGTGTGTTGGTTAAAGGCGAGACTCGTGGCGATGGTTTCATTGGCGAAGATATCACCGAAAATGTGAAAACATTCTGCAATGTTCCACTTACAATTCCATATAAAAAGAAACTCGTCGTGTTTGGCGAAGCAATTATTGATTACAATACATTCTATGAAATCAATGGTGAATTGTCTGATGATAAGAAATACAAGAATCCAAGAAATCTGTGTAGTGGAACAGTAAGACAGTTGGATAGTAAAATATGTGCAGATAGAAATGTAAAATTTGTTGCTTGGAGATTGGTTGATGGAAGCCAAAGCAATTATTTTTCTGAAAGATTGTGCGAATTAGAGTCGTATGGATTCGAAGTTGTTTCATGGAGTTTGCTTGCTGGGAATATCGAAGAACAATTAATGAGTATGAAGAAAGACGCGGATGAAATCGGATTACCTATTGACGGCTGCGTTGTATCTTATACAGATATTTCCTACATGGAATCGCTTGGAGCCACATCGCATCATTTAAGAGGACAGCTTGCTTTTAAGTATGCAGAAGATCAGGAGTCTTCAATATTAAGAGAAATCGAGTGGTCTATGGGTAAGACTGGTAATTTAACACCTGTTGCAATATTCGATCCGGTAGAACTTGCTGGAACTACAGTCAGTCGTGCGTCCCTACATAATATCAGTATAATGAAGGATTTAGATATCAAAGTTGGTGCTAATGTAACGGTAGTTAAGAAAAACGAGATTATACCACAGATCATCGAATGCGATGCCGATAAGTCAGACTTTGAAATTCCTGACACATGTCCAGTGTGTGGAGGTATGACTGCTATAGTCAAAGATAATAACACAGAAGTGCTTACCTGCACCAACCCTGGCTGTAAAGGAAAGTTGCTTGGTAGGCTTACACATTATTCTAGTAAAAATGCATTGAATATTGACGGGTTATCTGAAGCCACGCTAGAAAAGTTCATGGAATTAGGTTGGCTAAATCAACTATCAGATATTTACACATTAGATTCCCATAAAGAAAAAATGGTCAAATTAGATGGTTTCGGCAAGAAATCAGCAGAGAAGTTGTTAGCAGCAATTGAAAAATCAAAGAATACTACACTTGAACGATATCTCTATGGATTATCTATCGCCCTGATTGGCAAGACGGCCAGCAAAACTATCAGTAAGCAATTCAATGGAGATTATTCAAAATTCATCGAGGCGTTAGAAGATGGCTTTAACTTTATGCATCTCAACGATTTTGGAGCAACTATGAATAATAGTATCCATGCATGGTACGAAAAATATAGCGATTCAGGGGACGCTTATATTCCAACGCTGCTTGATTTTGAGAAGCCGAAAGCAGTTATAGTTGCTGATAATAAAAAAGATTTATCAGGAATGGTATTTGTAATCACCGGGAACTTGACGCATTATTCCAATAGGAACGAATTGGTTGAAGCGATTGAACGACTAGGTGGTAAAGTATCAGGATCAGTATCAGTGAAAACTACTTACCTCATCAATAATAGCCTGGAAAGTAATTCTGGGAAAAATAAAAAGGCAAAAGAACTTGGAGTGTCTATTATATCAGAAGAAGAATTTATGTCCATGATAAAATAAACTTGATAGATATAAATAAAGAAAACCATTGACAGGAGATTGTTATGGTGATATTATTAATTCATAGTAATAAATAAAGAAAACTGAAAGTGCATTAAGTTGTACTTTCTAGCGGTATAGTGAACAGGTTATCACGCTGAGCTTTGACCTCAGAGAAGATGGTTCGATACCATCTACCGCTGTTACTAAATATAGAAGAAAGGGGATTTCGATGAAATATAAAAAATCAGAATTAACAAAGTTTGCAAAGTTAGCAGCCTATGTAAATACTTCGCTGTTAAATGCCATATGTGATGCTGAATGGATCGACGGTGGCGTTGGAAATTATATTCTTCATGGAATTGCAGATGACGAAGAACCAGAAGTCCAAGAGATAGTTTGCGAAGTGGCAAAACGATTTGCGAAATACACGAAAGACTATATGTTAGCCGAACCTCAATTGAACGCCAGAACGCTAATCGATGCAGAAGATATCTTAAGAAAAATAGTTGATTGTTGCGTAGAAAATAATTGGTTCAGGAAGGAGGATTATTAATGATTTGTGCTTTATATGGCAGCACCCATATTGAAATGGTGAATCACTTTGAACAAGGTAAGGTTACAAGATACGGACAGTGTAAAGATTGTTATGGGAAGACTGGTGAAAAGAAAATTACATATGGTGAAGTTTTAAAGAGGGTTGAACAAGAAAGATTTGAATGCAAGTAATCTGTGGTTTTATTAGAAAATTGAAAAGGAGAGATTTATGGGAAGAAAATTAGCAAGTATCAAGGTTGTTTCAGAGATGATGCCTATTGATGGAAGAGATAAAATCATGCTTGGTATGGTTGATGGTTGGCAGGTAATTATAAATAAAGATCAGATTAAACAGGGAGATAAAGTTGTTTACTGTGAGATTGATTCAGTGCTCCCAGAAACAGAACAGTTTGAGTTTTTGAGAAGTAAGAAATTCAGAATCAAGACAATGAAAATGGCCGGTGTTATCAGTCAGGGTATTTGCTTCCCATTAAGTATTTTACCTCCTGGTAATTATGAGGTTGGAGATGATGTAACGGAAATCCTCGGTGTTAAACAGTATGAAGAGACTATGGATAATGACAGGGAAGTAGAAAATGAATTTGCAAATACAGTAAAGAAATATCCGCGGTTTCTAATGAAGCAGAAGTGGTTCAGAAATTTGGTATTACCAAAGAAGCAAAATAAAGGATTTCCTTCTTTTATTAGTAAGACTGACGAAACTAGAATTCAAAATGCTCCGTTCTATTTGAAGAATAAAACACCATTCGTTGCTACTGAAAAGGTTGATGGGCAGAGTGGAAGCTTCTGTCTGGTAAGGCATAAGAGCAGGATTCCTTTTAAGAAAGATAGATTTGAATACATAGTATGCAGTCGGAATTTGAGACTTTGGAAAAAGGATAGCTCTTCTTATTGGTCTGTATCGGATAGATATGATATTGAAAATGTGTTGAGAAATCTTATTGGCAATAAATCTTGGGTAGCCATTCAGGGCGAATGTGTCGCAAGCAATGTCCAAGGAAATAAATATAAGGTTGATAAGCCAGATTTCTACGGATTCAATCTGATCTATCCAGAGGGGCGCGTTGACTCAGAAACAGCAGAAATTATCCTTAATAAAGAAGGATTAAAGTTTGTACCTGTAATTGATGCCAACTATATTATGCCTGACTCGGTGAAAGAATTATTGGAGTATGCTCATGGAGAAAGCAAATTGTACCCTACCCTGAGAGAGGGTATTGTATTCAGAAGCAAAGATGGTAAGCAGAGTTTCAAGGCAGTTGATCCGTTGTTTTTGCTGAAACACGATGAGTAATTTGAAAGGATATAATATTGGAAATTACATACCGTAAAAGTGATGGTATATATGACTGTTACTTAACAGATCAGGAATCCGAATTTCATTCCAAAGCCGACATTTTTACAACCAAAGCGGTATTTATGCAAAGAATGGAAGAATACTTTGATTCGGCAATGATGACATGTGTGGAGAAACAATTAAGCGAAAGGAGATAAATGCTTGCAATTAAGAGAGTATTTAACAAGTAATAAAATAACTATTGATCATGATTTTAGTTCAACTACATATGGAAATCTGGAAAATGTATTGGGTAAAGAGGTGTGGATTTGTGATTACCGATGTGGTGAAGATATATTCAAGAAACCAATTAGAAGTATTCCGCCGATAAAAGTAAAAGTATTTAATGCGGAAACGGCTCGAAAGAATATTTATTATTCACCAATTTACTTTAAAGAAATTAAAGGCGATAAAATTTTGAGTTCTGAAATTGCTCCATGTGACAATACGGGTTATCGTGGACGATCTGGAATAAGTGTTAATATATTTGAATCCGAGTCGGAGTGTCAGAGGTGTTATGGGAATCAGCTAATGAAAGCAAAAGAGCAATATGATAAGGAATTTTTAAATATCAAGTGTTTGTACGATGAAAAGATTTCTTGGATTTTGGGACAGATTAAAGGAGGGAAATAATGCAATGGGATAGCGACACAACCGATGAGGATATCTTGAAAGAATTTATGTCTCATTTCCCTTACGATTATAAGAATGTTGAACAGCGTAAATTTGTTTTTGATAGCTTGATGTTTAAAAGGCATTTATTAGCTGTGAGATGGCAAATTTTGAAAGACTCTATTATAGAAGATATTGAAAAGAAAAGACGCATGATATATGAGGTCTTTAGGAGGATTATTGGATAAATATTTAAGTATTATAACAAACTTCGGCTGCCACGGTAGATGTCCGTATTGTGTAGTCAGAGAGAATGGAATCAATGTTCCTGAAACAACATTGTTTGGGCTTAGTAATTTGAAAAATGCTGTAGAAGAAACGAGAGCCAATATCATATCTGTTTCAGGTGGTGGAGATCCACTACATAATTACAAAGAGCATAAATACTGGTATACAGAATTATTTGCAATGGTAAATAATATGGGGCTGCCGCTTGAAATGCACACCAGTTATTTAAACTCAAAATTTCCATACGAGAAATGCAAGAGAGTAGTTTACCATTTACTGACGCTTGACCAGTTAGATGAAATTACAAAACTTGAAAAAGAAATCGTCAGAGTGGTTTATGTCGTTGAAAAGTGGATGACAAAAGACCATATTGAATACATCTATGATTATGTGCAGAGAAGCCGTGATATTGACGAATTGAGTTTCCGCCAGTTGGTAAATGGTAACTTTGAAGAAGAATATCATTTGCACGATTATCTGAAGCGGTATCACGGAAAGAAATGGCATTACATAGAACAATGTGATTATAACGATTATTATGTTGAAGAGAAACTGTATAAGAAATTTTCGGATATAGGGAAGGAGGGTGTTAGTGTATAGTTCAAATTCCGAGAGCATATTTGATAAAGAATTGTTTATCGACTTTGACGAGAGTAAACGTGAATTCTTAATATATCTCATAGATCATAAGAAAAAAGTATTTGTTCCTTATATCCATCAGTATGCAATTGGATTATACGATTTTATCATGAAAAAACGTAAACAGTTTGATATTACTGCTATTGGATTATATGGCATTAGAGGTGGGATGCACTGGCTGTATGATGAACTTATTTTGTCAGGATATGTTATCTATGATAGGTCAGATATTTATGAATGGAGAATGAATTTGGATCAAAGAGTTAGGATTGTAACAAGACCTATGTATTATTACGAAGCAAAAGGATACCAACCAATGTCAGAAAAGGAGTATTTAACAGGTATAAAATGCTAGCGAATTATTGTTTTATAGTGAGGGAATTATAAATGGATAATGATTTCAAAATCAATATTTACAAATGGAGAGGTGAAGATAGGGTCGATCTTGAATTATCTTTTGGCGATTATAGACCGCCAGTTGAGTTAGGATTTGAGTCGGTTGCAATAGCAAGGGATTTTGTAAAGAAATTACAGTCAGCTGAAGTAAGAAAATTAAATGTTAAAGAGAATGGCGAGGTAGAAGAATGATCAGCGAGTTTAGAAATAATATTAAAGCTGAAGGCATTAATTACGAAGATTTGGAAGACTCTGGATATGATGACGGCAAAGAAATGCTGATTCCAGAAAGTGCAGTTAAGGGAATGCTGGATACTATTGAAGACGAGGTAAATAAGATTTATGCCTTGCTTGAAGATGTAGTGGGGTTATCCGAAATTGATGAAATTAAAGAGAAACTAAAAGATTTATCTTACAAACTTTATTGAGTAAATGTCCAATTGATCAAAAAGCAAAGGAGAGTGATTATTATTTTATTTATAGTATTTCTAATTATTTCTATACTGATTTGGCCTGTATCGGAATATTTGACCCATGTATCTATGAATAAGAATCAAAAGCTACCCTACGACTGGTGTAACTTTAAAACATTTTTAACGGAATTCTACAAGCGATTTGAAAAGAAAGATTTTGAGTTTGACACAAAATATAAATCAATGTTTCTTAAAACCTGGGATAACGAATCTAGGAACTATATACATAAATTATACCTTCATGCAAGCATCGTAAAGTTTGATGATAACAAATGTATGATCCTTTATCCATGGAGCTATTTCAAATATTGCAGATGGCTAAAAAATTATGGAAAAGCAAAGCGAGTCAAAAAGTTATTTACTAGAAAATGAGTTATAAGGTGGTGAAAGGAGAAGAATGAATAATACAGCCGAATGTTATGAATTAACGCTCACATCTAATTATGTGTCTGATTGGACTTTTAACGATGCGGTGAGAGAATTAATTCAGAATGGAACGGATCAGGAGGTGCTTGATCCAAGTAATAAATTTGATATTACATATGATAGCAGTAATAAATCATTAAAATTGACCAATAGCAAGTCCAAGTTAAGTGTAAATACCCTTTTGTTAGGCAGAAGTAGCAAAAGCAATAACGAGGAAACTGTAGGACAATTTGGTGAAGGCTATAAAATTGCGGCGTTAGTGCTCAATCGCCTGGGTAAGACCTTTACCATTTATAATAACGAAAAGAATGAAATTTGGGAATCTAAATTTAAGAATAGCGAGAAATGGAAAGAAAAAATTCTTGCGTTCTATGTTTCAAAGAATGAAACAAGTGATAGTGGTCTGGTAATAGAAATCAAGAATGTAAGTTACAAGGAATATTCTGATCTTGAAGAAATTTGGCTAGGGTTCTATGAATATGAAAAAATCAATACTACATATGGTGAGATATTAATTGATGAATACCAGGAGAATCTTATTTACGTAAACGGACTGAGAATAGGATTCAATGGAGACCTAAAATACGGATACAATTTTAAACCTAAGTATATCAAATTAGAACGTGACAGAAAGACTTGCGATGGTTGGGAAGCGAAGATCACTACTTCAAAAATGCTTACTGAAGCAATGATTAACGGAGATATTAGACCGGAGAAGATACAGAAAATGATCGAAGAAGATTCTGATGATATTTATCAGATGGATATGATAGGGGACAAAGATAAGATAAAAGAAATGCTAATTGATGCATTCGATAAGCAGAATGAAAAACCATTCTCGGTGCCAGTACATACGCAAGACGAGGTTGCAAAAGTAAAAGCTTTAGGTGGAAATCCAATTATTGTTCCATACAGAGTCTCTACATTAATAAAGTCTGAAACTGACAAGAGGATTCAGGAGCTCATTAACTTTCCAAAATCTACCGCCATGACGATAAGAGAAAGATTTGACCTATGGTTTATTTCTTACCAGGATAAATTACCAAGTAATGCAAGATTAGAGATTCGTGAACTGATAGATAAATTAGAAATTTAAGATCAAATGATTCTTTTATGAGAAGAAAGGAAGGTTGAATGAAACAGTTTAAATGTAAAAAATGTGGAAGCATAGAAGTCTTTATAAGCAAGTCTGGAAATAACACGGGACTTTATTGTTCAGATTGTGGTAAGTGGATACAGTGGCTTAATAAAGACGAAATTAGATTAGCAGAAAGACAAATAAATGAAATAAAAATCCCAAACGTACCTGTCAATAATAAGAGCCATAATAAGTATTGCGGTGTGAAAATTACATCATCAATTATCTTTAATGAAAACGATACAAGGGATTATAAAGATATTGTTGATGAAATTGAAAATGCTATGTACAAAGTATTAGATAAGCGTGGGCATACTTTATTGTGCGGTACAGGAAAGGGGATAGCAGTTGAAGATCTTTGATTATGCAGATTTAGGTGGAAAATTCTCTTGGGATTATTCAAGGCTTGGAGTTACACCAGAATCAGACGGGATAGCACCTATCGCCGTAACGAATAAATCTATAGAAATGGGAGACGTACTTGTTATTGATGATATAGCTTACACTGTTTCTTCCATGTCTGGTAAAGGTGATACATATTATGCGGCCTATGTTAAAAAACTGAAGAATCAAGATATATTCATCTGTAATAAAGAGCCGGCAGATCAGAACTACAAATCAGAAATTACCTGTCCATATTGTGGCTGCGAGATCGAAAGTCGGGAGATGGACGATGAAGAAGATGATTATGAATGTGGTAACTGTGGTAGTACATTTTCTTACCAGAGACATGTGACAGTTGAATATTGTAGTCAACCAAAGTATAAGGCTGTGGCTAAGAGATTGTGAGGTGGGTGATGATTTGTCCAAGGTGTGGCAATCATATAAGCGGAAATTTTGTAACAAAGAATGGGAGTATGTATGTAAATTGGTTATGCAAATGTGGGTACAACCCAGCAGAACAGACATTTGAATCTGCTATGCTAGAATCGGAGCGTAGGCTCAATGAATCATTGAAAGAATTAGAGTTAATGAGGTTACGTAATGCTCCAAGCAATAATCCGATTTACCTATGCTAAATTACCACCAAACAGATATTTTATAAGAAGAAAAGGAGAACTTGAATGAGTAATAGTAGCTTATATGGAATTAGAAAAGATTGTACAGGAGAATTGATGAACGAATATGGGAATTCGTGGTTATTTTCTCCTATCGTAATGGGGATATTACCTGATAAATATATTCCAGAGGCACTTATAACTCCATACGGATATAAGAAAAGCATTATTGGAAGTTTTGACAATGGAGAACTTTGGGGACAGACCAATAACAAAATAAATAAATGCGATAATACTCCCGATAGGATATGTTGGGAATTGAGTAATCAGCAAATATTCTTTACAAAAGATAAAAAGTGTATCTCTGATAGTATCAGGCAATTTGTATTAAACAATGATGAATATGATAAATCAAAAGATGACGGAATTTCGCCTCTTAAAAGAGAACATATAATCGAAAGATTTAATGATATTGCCAATGACATTGAATCGCTTGACGAAAAAGAATATCCATATTTCGTATTTAAAAATACCTCTTGTGATGACGGAGTCGAGCGTTGGTTCAGAAAATACAATGAGGAAATAGGCGAATATGAAGATAGCTCACTTAAAGACTGGAACGAATTTTTAGCTGAATTTGTAATTATTAACAACGATAGGATTACTGAATTCATTAGTAATTTAGACTATAGTTTCACATAAGAGCTAAAGGAGAGGTGACAGGCAATATGAGTGTAGAAGAAAAATCCAACCTGTATAACGAAACAACAAATAAGATCTTAGATCTCCTACAAGTAGTTGATGATGAACTTGGAGAGAAAGAATCTCTTTCAATATTATCGAGTATTCTAAGTCACTATGATTTACAAACAGCAGCCATGTTGGTCAAGGCAGGTTGCGACCCGTGTATTTTGAAAAGATGTTACGAAGATAAACATTTTGATGAAGGCAACGAAGAAGCAGGTTTTGTTAGTCTATCAAAAATATTAAGCGATATGGAAGAAATTTTAAATTGCGACGATTCGCTTCCAGATATTCGTTTTACAAAATTTTTGAGATTGGAAACTGATGAAGAAAAAGAAGATGAAGGTCACAGTCAGGACGTTGAATGGTTTACAGAAGATGAGAGCCATAATATCAAAGATACATATATCGGATTTGAAGATATTTACTAGATGGTGTTATTTTTGTACTCAAAATTAAAGATAACATACAATATATAGTGTTGCTAAAAATGATAGACCACAACATATAGTAACGAAATCATGATAAAATGGCTCTTTTATGGGCTATTTAAAAGGAGGATATTTATTGAAAATTGAATTAACAGAAGTATGGGGATTTAAACATGCCATAAGGGGAATGCGCAATCCCATGAATAGCTGGGATAAAAGTGATTCAGGCGAATGCAATGGTCTATGTGTTGAATGTCAATATCTTGATAAAAACTGTGATGTTAATGATTATATCGGAACCAATGATCTAAAACTTGCACAGCAGCTTATTAGAGCAGGTTCAGAACATCGAAAGTTTTTGCGTCAGATATTTGTATCGGTAGACATTACAGCCCCTCTCTACTGGTGGAAAGAATTTGATACATATAAGGTAGGAACAACTGCCAACTCAACGAGCACGATGCATAAGTTGTCTACTATTCCTATTACATTGGAATGTTTTGAAACAGACGATTACTGCCCAGAAGTTTTTGTAAACGTAGAAGAGATAGATTATCTTATTCAGTTCTTAGAATCTTTAAGGACGAAATATCTTGCCACAAAAGACAAAAGATATTGGAAAGAGTTAATTCGCTGGCTTCCAGAATCGTGGCTTCAAACTAGAACCATCACTATGAACTATGAAAATCTATATTCAATCATTCGACATAGAAGAAATCACAAACTCACAGAATGGAGTGATTCGTTTATTGATTGGTGTAAGACACTGCCATATGCTGACGAACTGTTATTTTTGGATTTAGATAAGAAGGGAGAATAAATATTGTTAGTGATTTTAGGAGAGTCTGCGTCAGGTAAAAGTACAGTGCAGGATATACTATGTGAAAGATATGGAATCAAAAGACTAATTACATACACTACTAGGCAACCACGCAAAGGTGAAGTTGATGGAGTAGATTATCATTTTGTATCAGAAGAGAAATTCGACAAATTATTAAATCAGAACTTTTTCTGCGAATCTGCAACATATAACGGCTGGCATTATGGTACGGCAACTGAGGATTGCTTAAACAATAGAATTGCAGTGTTAACACCACACGGATTTAGACAAATTAAAAAAATGGTGCCAACAACTTCTTTCTATATTAACGTACCAAGACGTGACAGGTTAATTAAAATCCTTAATCGAGGAGATAACATTGAAGAAGCGTACAGGCGGTCATTATCAGATGTAGGTATGTTTGATGGAATAGAAGAAGAGGTTGATTTTGTTGTTGATAATGATGGTTATGCCAAGTTACCAAGTCAGGTAGCTGAGGAAATAATTAATAACTATGGTTTAAAGGAGGAATAAGATTATAGAAAACTTTTACACCTATCTTGCCGGGAGCATGACCACTTTCGGTGTGGATAGATATCATGAGGGAAATCAATGGAGAGAAGAAGTTAATAAAAAACTGTTCCGTATGGCGGATCTGTATGGGGCAATTAAAAAACCTGTGACGATTAATCCGAACAATCATTTCTCATTCTTGGATAACACTACATATACAAGCCAGAGAGAGATAAAAGAATTCGACTTACATAAAGCAACGAATAGCAATTTGATAATTGTCAACTTCCTCGTTCCCGTCAGCATTGTCACATCAAAGGAGATTGCCATTTGCCACGATAAGGGGATTCCGGTTATAGGATTGAACGAACAGAAGTTAGAGCTGCACCCATGGGACATTGATGATTGTAACCGGATTTTTGACGATATGGACGAAATGCTTGAATATGTGGTTAAGCATTACTTGATGGATTAGGGGAGGTAATAGTATTTCAACCTGTATTATGGGATACGAAAATGGGCCAAGAAATCTAAAGATTGGTTTCATGGGGTATAACACCAAATTAACATATGATCTGTTTAAATGGTTTTGTGACAACAATCATGAGAATATAGTAGACGGTGAATTCAGAAAGAACAATTCATGGGTTAAATTTAAAGACGGAACTGTAGTAATTCCGATTATATCATCGTCGCATCTAAGAGGAGAAAAAATTGATCAGCTTATTTTATGTGACGATGAACGATGGGAAATATATAGAAAGCGATATGACGATATTAGCCTTACGAGATTAACAAGTATGTCCATTACAAATGTGCCTGATGAATTTCAGATAATTGAATGTTTATACGACATAGACATTGATGAGTAAAAGCTAAGTAAACGAAGATTTTATAGTAACTGTTGAAAAAATAAGAATAAGGAGTAAAGAGGTTTGGTCGGCCAATAAACGTGCGTTTACTCCTGTGATAACACATAAAATACGTTGGAAGTAAAAGTAGGATAGGTAAAGATATTGCACCAATAATCCAGAAATTTATTGATGACAATAAAATTAATACATATTACGAACCGTTTGTTGGCGGTGCAAACATGATCGATAAGATCAGGTGCAAATATCGAATAGGAAACGATAGTAATGAATATCTTATTCAGTTTTGGAAGCAAATTCAGGAAGGGTGGAATCCTTTGGATATAAATATGACAAAGGATTTTTACACAAAAGTAAAAGATAATAAGGATAGTTACCCAAAACATATTGTGGCCCTTGCAGGACTGTGTGCCACATACAACGCTAAATGGTTTGGAGGGTACGCTGGAATTGTGCATACAAAAATTGGAACAGAACGAAATTATTACGACGAGGCTGTTAGAAACGTAATAAACCAAAAAGAATTTGTTCAAGATGTAGAGTTCACTTGTATGAACTATCTTAACACTATATATATGAACGCCGTTATTTACTGTGATCCTCCATACAAGGGGACAACAAAATATAAAGACGACTTTAATCATGATGAATATTGGGATTGGGTCAGAACAATGAGTAAGGACAACATAGTGATTTGCAGTGAATATGAAGCACCTGAAGACTTTGATTGTATTTGGAGCAAAGAATTAACAACAACCCTAGATAAGAATAGTCGTAGTAAATCGGTAGAAAAATTATTCATGTTGAAAAATTGAGAAAAGGGTTATTTTATCAAGAAAAGGAGAAACAAAAATGATTGAGAAATTAATACAAATTGCAAATGAAGAATACGATGGTCATTTTACTTTATTAAAATTTACTAGAGATTATGGCTGTTGTTTTGGAACTTTGGATGAGACTCTCTTATCTAGCAGTTTAATGTCACACAGTACAACAATTGAAGAAACAATTAGAAAGTGTATTGATAATCGAACAAATTCTGGTGATATTGCAAGAATGAAAAGCAATAAGATGATAACTATAACAGACATTAATGGAAATTCATCAATATTATTTCCAGAAGATGAAGTGAAGATAGTGATGAAGAATGGGAAGGAAAGATTCGGAGAGTATTTAGGGGAGTGTACTAAATATAGAGAACATGGGCATTGGTATTTCACGTTGGATTCTCACGACCCGGAAAGTTATTGTGATTATGCCGATAAAAGAGGGTCTAATAAATATCTTACGATTTATGAAAACAAAAAAGCTAAAACATCGAGCATTGATGAATCAAACATTAATAACATTATTGTGGTTAAGCATTGTGGAAAGAAATTAAGTAAATGAGATTTCTATTAGTTTAATGAAAGGAAAAATATGATTATTAGATATATCAGGACTTTATTTTGCAAGCATGATTTTGAACATGTTAGACATGTGGCTTTTTCAACTGGTGATGTTGACGTTTTTATGTGTAAGAAATGTGGTTGGATAAGAAAAATAAAAGTGTTTTGATGTCAAATAGACAACAACGAAAGGATTAAAGAGTGAATAATTTTTAGATGGTAACAACGGTAAACGAGTTAATCTCTGAACTTCAGAGAATCAAGGACAACGGCCATGGACATACGTGGATTCTGTATGAGAGTGGTAATGCAACTGACAACAATGACAGAGTAATTGACGGTATTATTAGGAAGCCAATCGGATTTGATGAAGGAAATAGCTTTTATTATGTACTGTGTGGCAGTGAAGCCGGTAAAGGCTGTATGAAATATACTCGTGAAAAATCACGTTAATATAGATATTATATGAGAGAAGGAGTAATTAATGGTAAAGATTTATACCACACATTGTCCACAATGTAGAGTGTTAGAAAAATTGCTAATGGACAAAAAGATTGAATTTGAAACTGTTGAAGACATAGAACTCATGAAAAATAAAGGAATAATGTCGGTTCCCCAATTAGAAATTGGTGGAGAGTTGATGAATATGCGTAAAGCAATGAAATGGATTAATGAATAAGACAATTGGAGGATATTAATGCTAGATAATTACAGAAAGTATATAAACTTTATCACTAAATATAAGAAAGCTGTTAATGCTGCAAGTGGAAGCGAAGTAGATTCGAACGCGAATGTAGAGAATAAAAATATTACAACTATGTATGGAGAGTTGTTTAAAAAGGATTCGATTAATGTAAATAGACTTTTAATGCATGATAAACTCACTGAACTATATGGAGAAGATTTTGCTAATGAATATATTAGACAGATCCTTTCTCATGAGATTTATCGGAATGATGAAACAAGTTTGTTCCCATATTGCGTAAGTATTACCATGTATCCATTCCTATTTAACGGATTGGAAAGTATTGGAGGCATTTCGGCTGCTCCAAAGAATCTTGATTCATTTTGCGGATCATTTGTAAATCTAGTATTTGCTATTGCCTCACAATTTGCCGGTGCGGTATCAACTCCAGAATGGCTTACATATATGGATTACTTCATTCGAAAAGAATACGGCGATGACTACTATTTAAAATCAGATAGTATTGTGACAAATAACGTTCCTCTCAGTCAGAAAACTATTAAAAGCACGATTGAAGACAAATTCCAACAGGTGGTATATTCATTAAATCAGCCAGCGGCTGCGAGGAATTTTCAGTCAGTCTTTTGGAATATTGCAGATTTTGATGAACCGTATTTCAATGGCATATTTGATAGCTTCGTTTTCCCAGACGGTACAGAACCAAAGTGGGAGAGCGTCTCATGGCTGCAAAAGCACTTTATGAAATGGTTTAATGAAGAAAGATTGAAGAAAGTTTTGACATTCCCGGTTGAAACTATGAATCTGCTTAACAACGGGAAAGAGTATGAAGATAAAGAGTGGTTCGAATTTTCAACTGAAATGTATGCTAAAGGCCATTCGTTCTTTACGTATACAAGTGATAGCGTTGATTCATTGGCATCATGCTGTAGACTAAGAAATGAATTACAAGACAACTCATTCTCATATACCCTGGGCGCAGGTGGAGTATCAACCGGATCTAAGGGTGTTATAACAATTAACATTAACAGATTAGTCCAAGATGCAGTAAAGAACGGAGAAGACATTGGAGACAAGGTTTCTTTGCAGGTAGAAAAAATTCATAAATATTTATACGCATGGAATGAGATATTAAAAGAAGATTATAAGTCAAAGATTCTTCCAATTTATGACGCAGGGTTTATATCATTAGGCAAACAGTTTTTGACGGTGGGCATCAATGGCTTTGTTGAGGGAGCTGAGTTTTTGGGAATTGAACCAACAGTAAACGATGAATACATAAAATATGGGGAAACGATTTTAAAGCCAATTTATGACATCAATAAGAGGGACAAGACTGACGACATCATGTATAACTGCGAATTTATTCCAGCTGAAAACCTCGGAGTTAAGAATGCCAAATGGGATAAGGAAGACGGATATTTTGTGCCAAGAGACTGTTATAACAGTTACTTTTATAGGGTAGAAGATGAATCGATAAATATTGTTGATAAATTTAAATTGCATGGAAGGCAGTTTACAAAGTACTTAGACGGAGGTAGCGCCTTACATGGGAATTTAAACGAACATTTGTCTCAGGCTCAATACAAAATTTTGCTTTTAGATGCCGTAAAAACTGGATGTAATTATTTCACTTTCAACATTCCAAATACCGTTTGTAACAAGTGCGGTCATATTAGCAAACACAGGCTTGAAAAATGTGAGAATTGTGGCAGTGACGATCTTGATTATATTACTAGAATTATAGGCTACCTAAAGAGAGTGTCAAAATTCTCAGAACAAAGGCAGAGTGAAGCGAGAGAAAGATATTATGAGTAGACCACTAAAGTTTATTGGCTTTTCAGTTGTTTGCCAAGAGGTTCCTGATGAAATTTCTATTGCTATTAATATAAGTGATTGTCCCTACAAATGTAGGGGCTGTCACAGCAAATTTCTATGGGAGTACAATGGGGAACTGTTGTTAGAAAAACTACAGGATATTATATCGAAATACAAAGAACTTGTGACATGTGTTTGTTTTATGGGTGGAGATCAAAACGAATATGAACTAATTGAAGCTTTTAAAATCACAAAATCTAATAATTTAAAAACCTGTCTTTACACTGGTAACGATGATATTGAGAACACAAACAAGTATCTTCCATTATTAGATTATGTAAAAATAGGACGATATGATGAGTCTTTAGGTGGACTTAACTTCGAGAATACCAATCAAAGGTTTTTTGTGGTTAACAATGGTGAATTAACGGATTTAACAAAGACATTCATAAAGAATTAATAGAAAGGCAGTTAAATGAAAACCACAAGTGAATGCAGTAAATGTAAGCATTGTGAAATTGACGATTCGGATAAGAAAAAATGGATTATCACATGTAAACTTACAAATAAAAAATATGTGTATGGACAGAATATTCCATGCGATGAAAAGATTGAACGATAAGGAGGAAGTTAATGACAGTAAACGATAACGAGTTATTATGGGCAAAAGTTAAACCGGCTGCAATTATTCCAACAAAGAGAACTGAAGATGCTGGATATGATATTTATCCTTGCTTTGAAGAGGACTATATTATAGTCCCCACTCATGAAACGAGATTAATTCCAACAGGAATTGCAAGTGCGTTTTCAAATGATTATGTTGCCGTATTAAAAGAGAGGGGATCTACAGGGACAAAAGGAATCGCCCAGAGATCAGGAATTTTAGATTCAGGGTTCCGCAATGAGTGGTTTGTGCCTATTACAAATGCCTCCAATAGAGAGTTGATTATTTCAAAACTTTCAATTGCTGAGTTAATTAATAAATATTCTATGTCAGATGATGAAGGAGATAAATATATTCTTGATGGAAAGGTGAGGGTTTATTTGGATTTTGGAGAGTTTACCAAAGAACAGGATCTTCCAACTATCTATTCATATTCTAAAGCAATTTGTCAGGCGCTAATTTTACCAGTTCCAAAGATGAACTCAAAAGAAATCTCATATGAGGAATTAAAATCAGTTACCAGCGAACGAGGTATGGGAATGCTTGGTAGCAGCAACAAATAATGAGCAAACGTCTATGGTTGCAAACATAGGCTTTACATAAATTATTAAAAAACTATAGGATACCGGTATCCTTCAAATCATAAATTTGGAGGATTATAATGAGAAAATTAATAACAGTAGGTATGACATCATTCTGTCTCGCCTTCACGATGCCCATGGCAACATGGGCGAATAATATAGAAGAAACCGTTACCACGGCACAGGAAAATGTAGCTACGACAACTAAATATTGCAATGCAAACAATGTAAATATCAGAAAAGACCCAAATATAGAATCAGAAATTATAGGCCAAGCCTTTTTAAATACAAGTTTTGAAGTAATAAGTGAAGAAAATGGGTGGAGTAAATTTTTCGGAGAAGATGATTCCTATAGTGGATATGGATATATCAAATCACAATATTTGTCAGATAAAGAAACCATATATACAGAAGAAGATTTGTATGTATTAGCGCATCTAATTGCAGGTGAAGCACAGCCTTGCGACGATATGGAACAAAGATATGTAGCTTCCGTTGTGTTAAATAGAGTAAAACACCCAGGTTTTTCTAATACCATCAAAGATGTGGTGTTTGAACAAGGGCAGTACGATTGTATACCAAAAGGTACGTATTATAGGGAGCCGACTGAGAGAAATTGGGCAAACGCCAAATGGGTGTTAGAAAATGGCAGTATATTTCCTGACTACGTCATATGGCAATCACGAGGAAAGCAGGGGAATGGAGTATACCTTAAAACAAAAGACCATTACTATTGTTATTGATATACAAGCCGTCCTTCGGGACGGTATTTTCTTACAGATTGGAGATGAAAGTATTTAGCAGAGAAGTTAGTGATTCACAGTTGTTGAATTATTTATTGAAAAATAGTAATATAGATATCAACGATGTGCGAAACAGTATTGTTGATATGGAAAAACAAAAAATATTAGATTCTCATAAGTATGAAATTTGGCAAGGGAAGGATGGGTATTGGAGAACATATTTGCCTAAAGAGGATAAAAGGGTATTGGTTAAGAAAAAAACGTTGGAAAAAATTCATGAAAAGGTTGTCGAATTTTATCAACAAGAAATTGAGAGCAAGAACATAGTCACATTTAAATTGGCATATGGAAGTTGGTTGCAATCCTATTGCGTTAGATTCACAACCGAAAATACTCTAAATAAATATGCAACTGACTATGATAGGTATTTTAAAGATACTGATTTTGAAAAGATAGACATAACTAAAATTAATGAAGAAGTAATTACCGAGTTTATAATTACAACAGTCAAACAAAAAAAATTATGTCAAAAGGCTTGTAAGACATTATGTGGCTATATCAGGAACACTTTAAAAAGTGCAAGAATAAACAAATTAATTAATGATAATCCATTTGACAATCTTGAAACTAAAGACTTCTATCCTTATTGTACAAAAAGGATTAAAACAACTGAGGAAAGAACGATTTCAAATGACGAATACAAATTACTATATGAAAAGTTTGAAGAAGATCATTTGAATCAGCCAAATTATATCCCAACATATGCTGTGGAATTCGCAAGCTTAACTGGATTTAGAGTTAGTGAAATTGCAGCTTTAAAGTGGAGTGATATACAAAATGGAATGATTGTAGTTAATAAATCGGAAAAATACGTTAGAAATAAGAAAGAGTATTTTATTGGAGAAACAAAAAATGGGAAAACGAGATATATGCCAATAACCGAAGAAATAACTAAACTTTTAATAAGGCTGAGAAGAGTTGAAGAAGAATATGGATATCTTGGTGAATTTATTTTCTCTAATGAAAATGGAAGAATACATGCTCCGATAATATCTGATTGTGCCAGAAACAAATGTATTCAAGTTGGGATTCCGAATAAGAGCATTCATGCCTATAGACGTACATTCTCATCAAAGCTGAAGTGTAATGGGATATCGTCAACAATAGTAAGTTCGCTTATGGGACACACGGAAGATGTGAACGAACAATACTATACTTACGATGTAAGTAATATGCACGAAAAACAGGTATTCGTTCAGATGATTACTAAAGAAATAGCTATGTCAAGGTTTGAAAACAGTCCTAATGAAAAGGTAATCAATAGTAATCAATATGATCCGACTCATATGATGCTTGAAACCCTTTAA